CCTATCAGCGATCTGGAGCGTCACCAGCGCGTCAGGCCAAAACCAGTATGGCGAAGTGGCGATCAGGTGGTCGCGTTGCTCTTTAATACTGCCCTTTATCACGGCGATAACCTCCTATCAGCGCGGGTATGATGTCGGATTCGTGCAACCCCTCCCAGACAAAAACATGGATCGGTCGTTGGTGCCACATCAGGATGACCCGACGATAACGGTAAACTGTAAGATGTAACTCCACCAGCGGAGTGGCGTTCTCAACCGACAGTAATTCAGGTTTTGCTGGGTAATCCGCCATTTCCCAGAACTCGACATCGTCGCGGATAAGACTTCGTTTACCGTCGACGCTGCCGCCGATGAAAGTGCACCACCGGGTACCCTCAGGCATTAATGCGCTCATTAGTAGCTTGCCCACAGTTTAAGTTTTACCAGCATCATGCGCTCAATGCTTGCCTGTAGCTGTTTGATCTGTTCGTCAGCGTCAGCCATAAGCGCTTTAACTACCTCTTCTTTGCTGGCGCTGATGTAGTAGCTAGCGTCCATCAACAGTCTGCCGTGGTTATAGGCGCGGTGCGCCACTTTGTACCCGCATGAAGTACGTTTAACCACGGTATGCTCTTCCACCATAAAAAGAACGTCGTGGGTAGCCAGCAGGCCGCGCCGACCAATATACACGGTGGTGCCTGGCGCAATGTCTTTACTGTTGATCATTGACCACCTCCCAGGAGCTGTACAAGTTACGAATTTGTTTACCGCCAGGGCGTACACCATTAATCCATGGACGTGTTGGCCACTGCTGGGTGATCCCGAAGTAAATAAATTCTGTGCCGACTTTAACGCTGGGCTGGGTAACCTCTGTCACCCGTACGCGTGTTACACCAGGTACAAGTCCGTAAAATTTTTCGATAGCGAGGAGCAGGTCAGCACGGGCTTGCGCGAGTTCCTTTTCCAGCTTCGCTACGTGTTCGCGCGCGGTTTCAATGCGGTTTTCAAGTGTTGTCATTTCACAGCCCCTCGGAGTGATTGGTATTGATTTTGACAGGTGCGCCCGGCGTCGTGCGCTTTGTCAGCGAATCCTGCCATTTGCTGATATCGAGCTGCGCATTGTCCGAGCAGGTCGGCAAGCAATACGATGGCGTCGCGGGCTGTTCCCCCAGGGGTGATAACGCCGGAATTGTTTTCGGCGATCCGTTTGATGTCGGCGAGCTGTCGCTGCAACCCGGCACGAGCATCAACAGCCCGATCACGAGCAGCATCAGCCCCGGCAATTCGTTTTTTCGCATCATCTTCGATCCTTTCCTTCTCTGCGTTGCGCAGGTCTGCCAGCAGGACATCAGCCTGCGCCTGTATGCCTTTCTGAAACTCGACACCCTCATTGTATGCTTTGGTGAGGGCGAGCTGCCCAGCGACCACCAGCGCGACGACAGCGCCTATTGCTAACCAGTGTTTAAGCATGATTGTTATTCCTGTGGGTGGCTGTCAGTTTCGAATACGTTTCATGGCTGACAACACGCCAGGTCACCCCATCATGGCTTATGAACCGCCAGCGTTTCGACAGGTCAACAACACGCCACGGGGTACGAGTCAACCGCAATAAGCGGGGGCGCAGTTCTCCGGCCGCCATTTTCTCGGCAGCGGCTATGGCCTTTTTCCGGATATGCTCTGGTATCATTCGACCCCCAGTTCGATAACGCGCCCGGTTCCGTCAGTAGTAACAGTCATACCCGGCAAATTGCACGCCAGGCGGCGAGACTCGGACAAGCTCGGATCCGCACAGCTGTAACGTACTGGCGCCAGATCCTCATCACTTTTGCAGTGGTTGCGAGTGCAACGGGTGCGGTAATACTCCGCGCGCTCCATAGCCCTGTCCTGTTCGTAGCGCTGCTGGTCGCGTTGTGCCGCCAGCTCTTGCAACCGCTGCGGACTTTGTCCGGTTCCGAAAGTGTAGGCCACCTGCGCGCTGGTGCAGCCGGACAAAACCACCGCGGCAGCGAGTACCATCATTTTCATAAAGCACCCCGAGATATGCGCGCACGGCAAGCCCAGTTAAAGAAATTAGCGGTAGCGTCACCGTCTAAAGTTGGGTTATCCGCCACCAGCGCAGCAGCTGCCAGACGCGAAGCCGTAACGCACTCGTCAGTATCCACGGCGTACCCCGTGGCGCGTTCGCCAGCCTGGATCATCTGATGACGATCTTTAGCGCTCGCGTGGGTGACCTTCATTGCCCGATAAAGTTCGGTTAACGCTGCATCGCGCTCCTGCACATTGATACGGTGCAGGCTGATGGCCTGACGGTCTGCCGGGTGCGGGGCTTCGCTGGTGGCAGGCACCGGGTGCGCTGATTTGAGCGCGTTTACTTTGTCGGAAAAGCTGGCGGCCTGAGTGCTGCACGCGGTAAGGAGTAAAACGAAAGCTAATTTTTTCACAGTGATGATCCTTAAGTAGCGCCCCCTCTCGGGGGCTGGTGGGTTAAGCGTAACGGCGTACGCGAACGAAATATTCAACACCGGAATAACCGAAAGCATCATTCAGGTTATCCGCCAGATTGTGCGCTGACAGCTCGGCATCAACAGGGAAAGAGCCTTTGCTGACCTCGTGCCCGTTTGTCTGCACTTCGATAACTTCGAACGCGCGGATCGCTTTACCATTGGCGTCGTATTTAGGGTAGCGGCTGTCGGTCATGATCATTTCCTTTGGTGTCGTTCGGCGGTTGTCGCCCTGAGAACCCATAATAACAGATTGCACTGCATTGTCACTTTGTTTTTTCCATTAAGCGACAATGCCGGGCAGCGCAGGCGCTTTCCGTTTTTCCCAGTAAACGCGCGATCTGTTTATAGACCAGACCACGGGAACGAAACTCTATCAGCATAGCGTCATCCTCTGGCTGCCACATTGTGGCGTCATAGTCGCCGAATATACCGAACACCTGCGGTTCGCCCCGTCTGGCTCGACTCAAAATATCAGTAGCCAGCGACATCGTTTTTCCTCCTCTTCAGGCGTTTGTGCGCTTTCCGGCGCTCATGTTCTTCTCGCGGCATCGTCAGCAGCAGGTGCCGCTGGCGGCAGGCTTCGTGCGATCGTTCCATAGCTTTACCTATGGCGTCCCAGCTGAGGCCTAAAGTGCGCATAGACAGCAGGGTGTGGTCGTCATCATCACCCCAGCGATATTTATGCGCCTTCTGTTCTTTACGTCCTGTATGAATGCCAGGGCCTACGATCGGTTTTGGGGTGAGATAAAGGCCGCCAGCGGCAGCCTTTAAAATGGACTCGGCGAGGGTCATCAGAAATCACCGTGCAGACCTGCGCCAACCATCGTATTACCTTCGCCGTCAAAGGAGGCCTGCATCGTGGTAGCCAGATGACCACCGATCGATTTTTGCAAGCCGCCAGCAAAGGCAACACCGTCAGCGTTGTATGATCCGGTAGAGATCGCCCAGCTGTCGCGGTTCCCGTTAAAATGCAGGCTGGACATGGCAGCGGCGTTATTGCCGATCCCTTTTACGTCATCGCGCAGGTCGCTGATCTGCTGGTCGTGCTGGCGCAGCTTGTTGGTGTTAGCCTGCACCTGTTTAGCCACGGCTGGCGACACGTCTTTACCGTCGCGACCGTTACGCCCGGTGGCACCAGTGGCGCCAGTGGCACCCACAGCACCGTCTACACCAGCCGCACCAGTAGCCCCGCGCGCGCCGTCCTTGCCGTCTTTACCGTCGTGCCCGTCCGCGCCGTTGCGACCGTCAGCACCATCAACACCGTCGCGGCCTGCTGCGCCGTCTTTACCGTCTTTCGGTTTCGGGGCGTTAGCCAGCGCGTCAATCGCGTCTTTGTTGGCCTGAATCAGCATGGAGTTTTGCCCTACGTGCTGGCTCATGTGCCCGATAGCGGAGGCGTTATCCCCGATGGCTTTGTCCTGCTGAGTGTTGCGCTCGCCCAGGCCCCACACATCGTTAGAAAGGCCGTCGACCTTACCCTCGGTGTTTTGTGCCCACTGGGTGGAACCCTGCGCATCAGTGGCAAAGTCGTACGCTGATGCGCTGCCGACGTAGGAGGTGCCCAGAACAGCGGCGATCGTTAAAGCAATGGCAGTGATACGTTTCATCATTAATGTCTCTTCAAAGGTTAAGGTTGCCCCCTTTCGGGGGCGGGGTAGTTAAATGCGAGAGTCAAGCCAGGCGTTTTTCTCGTTCTGGTAGTCCCAGGCAGCTTGTCCGCCTGCCATGATTATCTCCAGCGGCGGGGTGTTGTCATCTTCACCGCCGTGCAGGTCTGGGTCGAAACCGTCGCCGTACTCCATTTCGTCGCTCTCGGCGCTGACATCCATATCACCCAAAGCGGCCTCCAGCGTCATTTTGCCCACAGCCACCAGCTCGGCGAACTCGTCGTTTAAGCCAGCGTCTTTTGCTTCAATGAAACGCAGATGGTCGCGCTGGAAAAAAGCAAACTGCATAGCCTCAACACGTGAATCAAAATATTTCTTATTCTGACCGGGCGCATTGTGACGATCCCACACCACCAGGTAACGACCATTCACGGAAGGGTTTTCCGGGGTGAAGAACTTTTGACCTTCGCCTGCGTCCGAAGCGGTGACGTTTAAGCCTGCTACTGTTGCTTTGAAGATAGTTTTCATCGTTTGGTCTCTCTGTGTTAATGTGGCGGTTGTCGCCCTGTTTGATAATAGTATATAGATTGCAGTGCATTGTCTACAGGTTTTTTATCCCCCGACAACCCCGCTATACTGCGGAGGTCGAACACCCGATCACCTACCTGGAGTTAAAGAATGGCTACTGAAAAAACTGTTATTGTTGCGAACCTGTCAAAACGCCTCTGGATCATTGGCGGCATCCATATCTCACCTACGGCAGCCGTAGCGGTACCGGAATCCGTGTTTAAATCTCATTCTGTGCAGGCTGCTATCGAAGATGGCGAGCTGGCGGAAGCGTCTGAAGAAAAAGCACCTCAGATCGTAACCACTGCGGAAGAGGCAGCAAAAATTCAGGCCGAGCAAAAACGTAACGCCAACAAAGGGAAATAATCATGCCCCGCTTAACAGAAATGTTTTGGGTCTGTAACTACAGCCCCAAAACTTTTGCTATTGGCGACATCACCCTGCTGCCGTATACCTGCGCAGGGTTGTCATACGATGATATCGAAGACAGCACAATCGCGGCGGCATTGTCCTCCGGAGAACTGTGTGTCCATTCCAGCTATTTCGAAGGCCAACAATCGCCGGATGCGTGTCCTGCTTTTGCTGCGCTGGATGAGGCGCTCCTGCACGCAGCAGCGGCACAGCTGGGCGTGCAACGCAGATACATTCACCCGGTGATCGAATTTACCATTAAAGACCATGTAGCCGCTGGGCTGCTTACTGGCTTCGATGGCCTGCCGGAAGTTCTGGTGAAAGCAAAGCAAGAGGCTGACGAACAGGACGCGCGCAAAAAACGTGAAAGTGGGGAGAGCGTAGAACCTGCGCCAGCACCAACCACAACGAAACGCACAAAGGCGTCCTAACCATGAGCTGCGATTACCCATACGACGGACTTACGCCTCTGGAGATCTTCCGCAAGATCGCCTTTGAGCTTAAGAGTTACCCCGACGACGTAGTGCTGGCGCACATTGAGCTGGCGCAGGCAATGTATTGCTGCGATGCGTACGGCGAGGCGGCGAATCTGTTCCTGGCTCTGATGGCAGCCCATTTGATGACGATCCCCGGTGGTATTGCTGCATCTTCCGGTACCGGGTCAGCCCCTGAAGGGGTTAAATCCCTTAAAGAGGGTGACCTCCAGATCGTCTATCAGGACACAGGCACGTCAGACACCAGTAACGTTACCGCCTGGCTGAACGGCTCGCGTTTCGGCAAGCTTATCATCCAGCTCAAACGCACCTACGGTGTGGGCGGCGCGCTGCTGGTGGGGCAGCCTGGGGTCAGCCTGTGCCCGGACGGGTACTACTTCCCTAACAGGGCGGTCCACTGATGCGCCCCCGCGTCGTTCGTGATAAGCGATCCAACCTCGACAGACTGCGCAAGCAACTGAAAGGGCTGGATCGTAAATTCGTCGTCGCGGGGCTTGTTGGTATGCCTCAGACTACAGGCCTGACCGCCGACCAGCACGTCGTCGGTTATGGTTCTGTGCAGGAGTTCGGCGCGACCATTAAAAGCCGCACAGTTACCACTACACATTACCGCAGCATTAAAACCAACAAGCTGGTAACCCGAAAAAAGGCAATGGCTAAACCGGGGAACCATTACGCTAAAGACCATCAGATAACTTTCCGCAACGTCAGGATCCCAGCGCGCCCGTGGTTGCGTAGCTGGTATGACACCAATCTTACGGCGTTGATCAAGTTCGCTGAGGCGGAAATATTACGCACTATTCTGAAGGGGCAAGATCCTGACGTTACCCTTAACCGAATCGGTGTGTTTGCTCAGGCTGGGATCCGCAAACGTATCAGGACGGCGCGCAGCTGGGCGAAACCACTCTCCCCTGTCACCATCAAAATGAAAGGCAGTAGCGCACCACTGATCGACCACGGCATCATGATCAACAGCGTATCTTTTGATATTCGTACGAGGTAAACATGCCTTCACCTTTTGATGTATTCAGGAAACCCCGCGAGGTTGCTGTGTACGGTACCAGCATGCTGGTGGACGGCGTTATTATGCCCGGTCAGATTTATCGACCGGACCCGCCACTATTTAGTCTTCAGCGCCTCGGGCGAAACACCACTACCGAGCTGACAGCCCAGGGCAAAAACCCCACCGATTATCGCAGGATTTACGGGTCGGTGTGGCTCCCTAAAGAGGGGGAAGCGGTGATTAACAGCGTCGTGGCCGTACCGCAGACAGACGACTTGATCCTGCCTTCCGGGGAAGTAATTCACTTTTTCGGGAAGCACGAATTTACCCGGCAACCAATGGTTAACGACCAGTGCCCGGCGGCGCGCATAAAACTGGATGGCTGGTGGTGTGCGATCGAGACTCGCATAACTATGCAGAACGACGTCGTTAACAATTACGAATACCTTTGCTACAGGCTCCCCGCAGATGACCAAACCATATAGCCCTGACCTGATCGAGCGCGCCGCGTGGGCGCACATAAACACTGGCGCAGTGGAGAACGGCATAACGCTGGCGTACGCACACCAGCATAACTTCCAGGGGGTGCCGCCGTACGCCACGATCTCGATCGACAGTCGAACCCCGCAAGGTCACCCGGATAAAATTCACCTCGATGATACCGGAGTCATGGCGCTTTACGGCACCCGTATCGGCGGCGGAACTATCATGTGCGTGGGTGATACCGCCGGAGATATGGCCGATCGTCTGGTCAACTGGCTGACGACCACCAGCGCCACCTATGCCGCGCGCAGAAACGGTATTGTGATCCACTCCGCGCAACCCGTGCCCATGATGCCGGAAAAACTGGAGGGTCAGGTGTGGCAGCAGATGTGCGCCATTGATTTTCAGTACCGTGTAGGCGTGATTTATGAGGACAGCGTAGGCCTCATCCAGATCGTCAACATTCAGAACCGTATTGACACCATCGAGGGCGAACTGTGGTTATCGGCGTATACCCCGCAACCGCACCCACTCCCCCCGCAGGAGTACATGACGATCGATCCGTTCCCGCCTAAACCTGTTGGCGTGTACCCGCCGCCGCATCACACGGTGCACACGAACCAGGGGGTGAAAGCGTACACCTACAGCACCGATAACCCAGAGTACGTGGACATTGTCACTGCACCCGCACAACTCCGTCTGAAGAAAGCAGGCGCGGCCATGCTGACCATAACCGCCCAGCTGGACGACAACACAGAAGTGTCGGCGCAAACTGTTATCGGTTGCACTGGCTGACAGATTAGCCACCCTCCACCAGCCCGCTGTATTATCACGGCGGGCGGTTTTCCGCACACGCAAACCCATTCCTTACCTAAAGGTATTCACAAATGGCTAAACTTTCCGACATTGCAGACGTCGTGATCGAGCTGCGAACCGCCAGCATCGCAAAAGCGAATTTCGGGATCCCGATGATCGCCGCTGTGTCTAATGTGCTGGCGAACCGCGCCGAAGTCTTTTACGACTACAATTCTGCGCTTAAGTACAAAAACGGAGGCGCGGGGCTGGAGCAATACATCCTCGATGCAGTACGTGTGGCATTTTCGCAGACCCCGCGCATTGACCGTGTAGTGGTCGGCAAACTCGACGGCGCCGCTGCGGGCGTTGCCACGCTGTTGTCGACTAAATTCACTGAGACAGGGGATAAGGCACCAGCCTCAACTGCTTTTGACCTTAACGTTGACGGCACCGCGGTAACTTACACCACGGCGGCAGGCGCTACTCTGGAAGATAAGACTACGGTACTGGCTGGCATGTTAGCCAAGCTTAAAGGCACTGCGGGTTTGTCAACCAAATACACGATGACCAGCGACCCTACCGCCTTCACGATCACGTTTACGCCAAAAGCGCCGAACACCGTCGACGCGCAGCTGGCTGCAACGCAAGATATGTTTAGCGTAGTTAACGCTGGCTCCTTGCTGACTCCGCTAGCGCAACAGCTGGACGAGATCCAGGGCTTCACGCCGTGGTACGGTTTCGCACTCGTTGGTTTCAAAGACACCGTTAACGACGACATGGTGAAACAGGCGGCGGCCTATGCGGAAGCAGCGAACCCTGCGATCCAGTTCTTCGCCGCGTCCAATGACGCCTCGATCGCTGTGCCGGGCACTACTGATATCCTCTCAGAGTTAAACGAGCTTCAGTATTTCCGCACGATGATGATCCCGTCGAAGAACGACGATTTCCTCGAGCCTGTCGCCGAAATGGCGCGCTTTTACGTTGGGCAACCAGGGCAGATTATCGCGGGGCTTAAAACGATCACCGCGGTGTCGCCGTCCGACTGGACGCCAACCGAAACCACAACCATCTGGGGCAAGATGGGCAACACGTACGAGAAATACGCGCCTAACACTTTCCTGCTTAACCCGGGCAAAGCGGTTAACGGTGAGTGGTTCGATGTGGTTCGCGATCGTGACTGGCTGACGGACGACATTCAAAAGGCTATGGCCTCTGCGATGATCCGTAACCCGAAAATCCCTTACACCAACGAAGGGATCACGATCCTGTTTAACGTGTTGCAGGGTCGCCTGCGCAATGCGCAGAAACAGGGTGTTATCGCTCCAGACCAGAAAAATAGTCTCGGTCAAACGGTACCGGGGTTCGTCATTACCGTACCGAACGCTGCGGATGTGGATGCTGATACCCGCAATTCCCGCAAGCTCACCATGTCGTTTGTTGCGTTGCTGGCTGGAGCGATCCAGATGGTTCGCATTGATGGCGTGCTTACCTACACTTACGAGGGCTAACAAATGCCACAGAACAGTAAACTTACTGGGACATGGGACGGTGCCGAGTTAACGGTCGTTGTCGGCGTTCTGCCCCTGTCAGGATTGTCCGACGGCGACAGCGTAACTGCGCGCCGTAACCAGCCGTTCTATAACTCGCGAGCGGGCAATGACGGCGCTGTGGGGCGTGCGAAGGTCACCGATAAACGCGGGCAGATCGAGATCCACATCCTGCAAACGTCTGAAATGAACGACCTGCTGTCGACCACGTTTAACCTGGACAGCTTGAGCGAAGAGGGGAGCTTTGTTGGTCCTATCGTTTGCAAAGATTTGTCTGGGCGCACGGTGATCTCGGCAGGTGACGCGTGGCTGATGCAGGTCGGTGACGTGACGTTTGCCTCCGGCGAAGTCGGCGAGCGTGTCTATACGTTCGAAGCAGCCGACCTGATCATGAACCTGGGCGGTAACAACTAATGATCCTGATAGGCGGCGACAAGTTCCCCCAGTCAATGACTGGGGTACCTGAAGCATCACCCGAAGACCTTAACAGCACGGCTGCCGTGTCTGTTGTCAATTTCTGGGTGCCTGACATCGTCGCCGTCGCGGGTACTGTGCAGCCGTTCCCGACTGTTGCAACTTACCCGGCAGATGCCCGGGGATTCTGGGTTTCCGTGGTGAGTTCAGACGTAACAGTGGTATCCGTCGACACCGCGGAGGAGCAACTAAACCTGCTGCAGCCGGGTGTTGTGCAGCTTGTCTGGACAGTGTCGAACGCAGACGGATCAATAGCGACGTATACCGAAAAGGTGACCGTTACCGCAGTATGAAAAAAGCCCCTCAATCGAGGGGCTTTCTTTTAACTTTTCCAGACGTTGCGAATGATGGGAAGTGCCACCACCACGATCAACGCTGCAAAGATGCCGTCAGTTACGGCGCTCACCACGTAGTAAACAGAATCGACCACCACGGACAGCACCAACAGGACGGCGACCAGCGCCAGCCGGATTCTGTTACCCACGGTAAGCCACGCCCAGGGCCGCAGCAATCTCTTTCAGCACCGCACGTTCTTCGTCAGAGATACCGCCGTTATCGGCTACGCATTCGATACACGCAAACACGAGTTCAGCATCCGCAGGGCGGCTTTTCAGGTCGGCCAGTTCACGCAGGGCAACCAGTTTACCCATTTTAAAACGACCTTCTGACAGCTTGCCCGCGAACTTCGCAATCAGCGCAGAGAACTCGGAGGCCATCGGCGCAAAAGTCTCTTCGGCGGAGAGAATGCCTTCCAGACTGGTCAACTCTTCATCGTCGCAGGTGCCGTCTGCAAAGGCCACCAGCAACGACCCAGAGATCACTGCCTCAACTACATCTTTCGCGATCGCCTGATTTACGTTTTGTGCAATAGCCGTTTTCTTTTGTTTGAACAGATTACCCAGAATACCCATTTTCTTATCCTTTCTTTCAGTGGTTGTCGCGCAATATTGCGCGGTTGTCACTATAGGAAATCTAAATGCAGAAGTAAACACCCGTTCGTGCAAATTATCGGGGCAGGCTTATGGGAAGTTATACTCGCCAGCACTGACAAAATGAGAGGGTATCACCGTGGAACAGCAAGAGATTACCGTAGCAGGCCGCAATTACACCTTTTTCCCGCTACAGGCATTTAAGACAGTGCACCACCTGACTAAGTTAAAAGGCATCGCCACACAAGGCCTCACCGGGGCTTTGACTGACGTCACGAAGATCCTCGACGGTATCGACGAAAACACTCTCGATAATGTTATTTTCCCGATCCTGAAAGACTGCGCGGTGGTGTGCACCACTGACGCCAAAAAACTGGCTACAGCCGCCGACATGAACGAGCTTTACACCCACGAGAACCTCGACGAGTTCTTTGTCGTGGTGGCGATGATTCTGCGCTTTAACTTTGAGCCGCTGTTAAAAAAGACGCTTGCGCGATTTGGGATCGACCTGGAGAAGATCAGCGCGGCGGCAAAAGAAAAAGCACGCGCCAGGCTGGAAAAAGAACAGAACGGGAACGACCAGCAGGCGCAATAATCTGGCGGGACGAGTTCAAGCCAGAGGCTTTTATCTGGCGGCCTATCATGGCTAAGCTGGTATCGCTGGAAGCAGTGAACAAAGGCGAGGTGTCCGTCAGGCAGCTGCTGGTTCTTAATCAGCTGATGGACGCTGATGAACATCAGCGCGAGCAACAACGGAAAGAGGCAGACCAATGAACCTCCGCGAGCTACTCGTAAAAATCGGAGTCGATGATTCAGGTACGACCGAAAAACTCGATAAGATCGACGACTCCGTCAATAAAACAAAAGCGTCATTGTTGAGCCTCGGCGACGTGCTCGCAGGCCTCGGGATCGGTGTGGCTTTACAGCGCATCGCTTCGCTAGCTGATGGTCTTCAGAACCTGCAATCACGTATTGACGCAGCTGTCGGTAGCCATGTTGACGGGCTTTTCGAAACCCTGGCGCAGCACGCCAGCGATGCGCGCATGGACGTGGAAGCGTATACAGACAGCTGGTCTAAGTTTGAAACTGGTATGCGCAGGCTTGGATACGACGTCAGCGCCACTACCGAGCTAACAGACACCCTGTCGGCAGCGTTCCGTGTCAACGGCACGGAAGCGCAAACAGCTGCCGGGGCGCTGTTCCAGCTGACGCAGTCTATCGGCTCCGGTTCTGTGCAGATGGAAGAATTAAACAGCTTCATGGACGCCAGCCCCGATCTGTATGTGGCTGTCGCCGAGTCCATTGGCGGTACCACCACTGCATTCAAGAAAATGGTTAGTCAGGGGAAGGTGTCCTCTAAGATGCTGGCTGACGCTATCCTCGCGCAGAACAAGCGCATTATGGATCAGCTTCGCAAAATGCCTATGACACTGGGCGACGTCTGGACGATGATCCAGAACGACGGCAAAGTGGCATTCAAACAGCTCGTTGTCGATACCGGGATCCTGAAGGATGCAGCCGCAGACCTGCGCGACTGGTGGAATGAGGCGCGGCAGGCATGGCTCGATTTCGTGGATAGCATGGGCGGCACAAAGAACGTTGCCGAATCCATTAAAAACGTGCTTACCCCTTTGGCCGCGCTGCTGACTATTCTGACGGGCTTCAAAGCATTATCGATGCTCACCTCGCCTACGGCGGCCGTAGTGGCGCTGGCGGGCGCCATAGGGTTGCTGTACGACGATTACATGGTCTGGAAGGAAGGCGGCACCAGCCTAATCGACTGGTCAGAATGGCAGACTACGCTGACGCAGGCTAGTAACCTTGTTACGCAGCTGACGCGCGACGTCAACGGGCTAATCACTTCCGTGAAAGAAATGCTCGGGATCGATGTCTCTAAGTGGTCGCTTAAAGCGGAGATCGAGGACCTGGTGCACCAGGTGCACACCCTGATGAACTCCGTGCAGGGGCTGGTCGACACCATTAAAAATATCAGCAACGGCGATTTCGCTGCTGCTGCTAAATCCATCCAGCGCATGTGGAACGGTCAATCATTTGAGGAGCAAATGAAAGCCGACGCCGAGACCTCGGCGAACCCGAAAAAGGCCAGTGAAATACCCGGACCACTCGACCGCTTCGCTGCTAGCCCAGTGGGCAAGATGATCAGCTCGCCTGTTGACGCTTTGGTTGACGCCTATAACTGGTTCCGGGCGCCGACGCCGTCTGTACCGTCACCAATCGACGTCAACCCGCTGCCGAACAATGTGCAGTTCGACCTCCCTGGCGGGGGCAACAATGCGATCGGCGGGGTGCCACAGGTGACAAATAATAACACTACGAACAACTCCAGCCCGACATACAACCTAACGATAAACGTGCCGCCCGGCACCGACGGTAAAGGGATCGGGGATGCAGCACTCGATCAGATTCGTATGGCGCAGGGGCTGCGCGACGTAACAGGAGGTCAATAGTGGCTTTAAAGAACCCCCTGACCTTCCTGTGGGAAGGCACGAACGATAGTATTTTCTCGATAGCGGGTACCGGGATCGCCGCGTTGACCGTGGACACCGTCGACGATGAGACCCACGACTGGCAGAACGAGGTAACGAATTATCCTGTTGAAACCGGATCGGACATCACCGACAACATCCGGCCTAAACCGGACGAACTAAGCTTCAAATGTTTTGTGTCGAATGCTCCGATCCGTGGCCTGATCGATGAGATATCGTCGTATGTTGATCGGTGGCTTAACGGGACAAAACGTTTGCAGGAATGCTTCAACCAGCTGCGCAACCTGCGAGACTCTCGTCAACCCTGCATTGTCACCACGAGATACCGCACGTATGAAAATGCGGCTATTACGGGAGTCCACATCACCCGCACAAACGAGGTAGGCGAGGCGCTGGAGTTCACAGTGTCTTTCCGCGTAGTGCGCATCGTGTCGAGCCAAATGACACGCGTACCTGATGGCATGAGCGGCAAGCCGCAGGACATGACCGGGTCGACAGCTCAGCGGGCGCAGGGCACTGTTAACGCGGGTCCGAGTAAAGGCAGCGTTGTGACACCGAGCACGTCAGCGCCGGGTGCTAACGGGCGCATTTCAATACTGGCAGCGAGGACGAAGTAAATGTTTAAAGGGGTATCAGACCAGATCGTAACAGACGTTTTCGACGGCGTTCCGGTGTCTCTGCGTTTCATGTGGAACACGCGTTTTCAGTTCTGGAGCGTGTCGATCTACGACCGCCAACGCAACCTGATCGCCGGAGGGATAAAGCTGGTTCAGGATTACCCGATGCTGGGTTTTCTGGCTCTGGACGTTTTACCGGGAGAGCTGTTTATGGTGCGGATGTACGGCGACTGGGACTACCCCCGCTTTAACAGTCTGCCCGAGGAATTTGTGATCGGGTACGTCGAAGCGAGCGAGCTGGAGGCGTTACGAAATGGCACTCTTTGACAGGGTAGTAGAGCTGACGATCGGTGTGCCCGGTGGCGAGGGGGTGAAGATAACTGATCTTCGTGTTGTCATTCAGGCGCGACGCTCGCACAGTAAATCGCCTAACGATGCAACGGTGCGCATTTACAACGCGTCACCAAACACAGAGGCGCTGTTGCAGGTTCCGGGCACAGTCATCATGATGGCCGCTGGCTACGTGGGGCAGGTAGCTGTGTTTTTCACTGGTGATGTTGTGCGCAGTGACTCGACAATCGAGGGTCCGGATCGGGTGACACAGGTATCCCTGAAGGATTCCGTGATCGCTTTGCGTGACGCAAAGATCAACCTGACATTTAAGCCAAACAGTAGCGCGCTGGACGCCATGCGCGCCGTCGCCGGATCGTTTGGTCTGCCTGTTCGTGAGAACTTACAGATCACCGACAGAGTGCTGCCGCGCGGGATGGCCTTTAACTGTCGCGTACGCCACGCTATGGATGAGATCTGTGCTTTCCTGGGGCTGGAGTGGAGCGCGCAAGGGTCAGAGATCCAGATCATCAAAAAAGGCGGGGTGTACTCCGACCAAGCCGTGTTGCTCTCGTCTGACACTGGTCTCATCGGGTCGCCAAAGCCGGAAGCGAAAACGATGACTGACAAACAGGCGGCAAAAAAAGGTATCAAATACGGTCAGGATGGCGTGCGCCGTTACACCGAAACCGACCCGAGCGCCAAAGTTAAGCAGCGGCAGATGCTGGAGGTTAACGGGTACAACGTCGAAGCATTGTTTAACGCTTCTATTTACCCGGGGGCGCTGGTGCAACTCAGCTCAGTAGGTATCGACGATAAGTTTTTCCGGGTAGAGGAATGTACATACGCGATCGACACCCACGGCAACGATTTTAAAGTGGTGGCTAAATTGCGCTTCCCTTCAGAGGTAAAACAGAATGGCTGAAAACAGTGATGATATTTTTGACGCTCTGGACGACTGGTTAACCGGGCATCTTGCCGACAAAGTCAACACATCCCTGGAGGGCGTTATCGTGGCGTACAAAGGCGGCCGCGTCGACGTAAGGCCTACGGGCAACAAAACATACAGCGACGGCGACAGCAACGCCTACGGCGTGATCTATGACCTGCCGCTGCACTGGCTGGCTGGCGATGGCGGGAAAGCAGGGGTTAAGATCCCGGTTAAGGTCGGTGATAAGTGCACCATTGTATTTAAGCAACATCCGCAATCAGATGAAGGTGAAGACGTGCCCCGCCGTTTCAGTCTGGCGGACGCTTACGTCCTGCCTGGGGTCGCATACCCCGACGACTTGCCCGGTAACGATAACGTCAAGCTGTATTATGGTTCGGCGTTTTTCGAGATCACGCCGGACGGAGTGGTGAACGTTAATGCACCTGGTGGTTTTAACGTTACCGCCCCTAAATCAACCTTTAGCCAGGAAGTCATAGCAAAAGGCCTGTTTACTTACCAGGCTGGTATGACCGGGAGCGGTAGCGCTGGCGGGGTTACTGCAACAATAAACGGTCGAGTGGTTGTGATGGGCGGTGACGTCGAAGTCGATGGTATCGGCGTTAAATCGCACCACCACACGGCGCAAGGCGCTAACGCTGACACAACATCGAGTAAGGCATAATCATGGATTTAATCGATATCAAAATTGAAAATGGGCGCTTTGTGTTTGATGACATTGGCGACCTTGTTTTTGTCCGGGGCGCTGACCGCGTGCGCCAGCAAGTAGAGTTCAGGTTGTCATTGTGGGCGGGTGAGTGGTTCCTCGATGAAACCTTCGGAACCCCATACCTGTTGCGGATACTGGGGAAAACTGCGGTTACTGTCGACGCTGCTGTCGACGCGTTGCGTCAGCAGATGCTGGACGTTGACGGCGTTCAATCCATTAACCGCCTCGACTATACGTTTGATGCAGAGGCGCGAAAACTAAACGTCGATGTAGACATCCAGAGCGTTTACGGAGTGGTGACTTATCAGAGCGCCGCGCAGCTGGAGTCAGCAAGTAAGATCGTCGACCGGACCGCGATCGACATGCGCGCTACCGAACTAGATCCGCGCGTGATAGTGAACAGTAACCCGGTGCACGGTATCCGGGGCGCCGGGGATTATCTGGTGATGACACAGGAAGGCGCCTACCCGGTCGAAATGGTCAACAATGTACAGGTAGGTCGACAGCTGCCGCCTGTAGCGCTTACTGCGTTCCCGTTCGTGTCGCAAACGCTGTCACGGTCTGACTACAACACGCTGTATAACGACACCCCCGGTGGTGGGCTTAAGGCCGCGCTATGGGGCGCACAGAATTCTAACGGCACCGACGCAGCGTATCTTATTGATGACATGTACGACGGCACCCAGCTGAAAGCGGGCGACGTCCTGCGCGTCGATCTGCTGATCAAAGCTTACGGTTACAGCAACTGCGGAACCGATGTTCAGATCTTTGATCAGGCCAATACCCTGTTCGGCAGGATCTCTTTGCGGCCTAACGGCACATATTCAGTCAGTTCCGGTTTTCGCAACGTAAAAGTGATCCGGTACGGTGGGGGGTGGTTCCGGTTCTCGTTCGTTGTTAACTGGGCTACTGCGGGCAGCCAGCTAAAACTGCGATACATCATGACGAACGCCGCGGGTAACACTATCTTCCCGTCGACAGGCAACTATAGCTCCGCCCTGCTGATCTCGCATGGCGTACTGTCGCTGGACTCCGGCACCGTGCCGTCGTTGCGCCCTGATGGTGTGTACACCTCACCTGCGGGCAGTATCTCTATAGCCAAAATGTACGGCGCGGAAAGCGTGCGCGTGCTGCTCACCGACGGCGGCCACATCGATCTATTCTTCGGGCAGGCAGATCACGTCGATCTACCGCTTAACCTTTATGATGTCGGCGACGCGTACATCAAACGAATTGAATACAGGGGTTAATCATGGCGCAGACAGTGCTGACCGATCAGGGCTTTGTACGCCCGACGATGGCAGAAATAATGCAGAAGATCGGCGACCGTATGGTCGAATCTGTGGGACCAGTAAACCGCCAGGCGGATTCTGGGGTAGGGCAGATTATCGCGATCGTATCTGAGGCTTTCGGCGTTTCGTACGAGGCCGCAGAAGAACTTTTTAACAGCCGCTTTTTATCTCGTGCCTCTGGGGTTGCCCTGGATGCTCTGGGCGAATGGCTCGGCATCCCCCGCCGTGGCAAATCGAACACCACCAGCGCAGTAATTCTTTACGGGGTTAATGGCGCTCCGGTACCAGCAGGCGCTCGCGTGGCGTACGGCAACTATCAATTCACCCTCGACGCTCAGGTAACCATTTCGACCACCAACACCACGGACACCACCTGGAGTGTAAACGCTAACCCCACAGGCAGCGTTGGCCTCGTGGTGAATGGTATCGAATACGTCACGCCGTCGTCGGGTAAATCACAGGCGCAGATCGCCGCCGATGTAGCCGCGTTGATCACCACGGGCGGGTCTACCACACAACTATTTAAGGCAACCTCTTCCGGTGTTAACGTTATCGTCACGTCCCCGAATCTCAACACGGGGATCTCTGTGGCTAACCGCCAGGGTATGTCTCTGGTACAAGTCGGGTCGCCGGGTAGCGTAACCGCAGTCGATGCTGGTCCGATCGCAGTTCCAGCGCACAACCTCACCACGATGATTAGCTCGGCGTCTGGTTGGCAATCTGTGGATAACCCTGTCGACGCAGTGCCGGGGTCGAATCGCGAAAGCGACACAGACTACCGCGCACGCTTGCAAGGGTCGAACGGTGCCGCGCTGGGCAAAGCCACCCCAGGGGCAATCACACAGGCGGTGAAAAGTGTTGCTGGTGTGACTGCGGCGACCGTTGTGGTTAACAGCACGATGAGTACGGTTTCCGGGCAGCCGCCAAAGTCCTTTAACGTGGTAGTCGCTGGTGGCCTGGAGACTTCCATAGGTGAAGCGATCTACGACGTGGGCGGCGCGGGTATTGAGACCTACGGCACAGAGCAAGTCACGATTTACGACCCAGACGGTGATCCACATGTTATCCGGTTCAGTCGCCAGGTGGTCGTGCAGTACAAAGTGACCGTGAACATCACGAAACTGCAACCAGAGGAAGCACTTGACCCTCGCACACCGCAGCTCATCGAGGCCGCTGTGCGCAGTTACTTTGCCGGGTTGTCGCTGGGTGATGACATTGTGGTGCAGCGTATGGTGGGTCCTATTTATGCGGCTACTACGGGCATAGCTACTGTCACCATTCAGGTGTACGACCTTAACAACGTGTTGCAGCCGTCAGACATTGTTCCGGTTCCGCAGAACTCCACGGCTGCCGTAACCAGCGTAACAACGACGGGGGTCTGATATGCAGGACTGGACCTGGTTCGACTATGACAGCGTGGCGCGCTCCCGGTTAACGGACTACCTGACGCACGATCCACAACCTGGCGATTTTCTGACGGCCTTGATCTCTCCAATGCGGGAGATCGAAGAGGTGTTTCACGTCATGCTGGCATCACTAAGCATTAACGATGCTACGGGTGTGTCGCTCGACGCGTTCGGCGAAATGGTTAACCTAAAACGCCTAGGTCTCGATGATGACAGCTACCGCCAGAGCATCCTGAATAAACGTTTTGCTAACGGCGGGTCGGGCACAAACGAGGACGTAAAACGAGTTATACGCGGGCTTATTGGGGCTTCAAACGCCGTTAAAATTGTTGCGCACCGCCCGGCGATGTTCGTTGCTTATGTCGACTTTGACGGCACCGTCCCAGCTAACCTTAACGCCAACGTTGAAAAGCAAAGCGTTGCCGGGGTTAAACCTTACGTCGTGCAGCGAGTAAAGGGTCAGGGCTTTCAGCTGGCTGCGGCACCATCTAAACCTGTAAACAATATTCTGCGGGTATCGCCACTGTCAGCGCGTAATGCTATGCGCGTAACCCCGCTGACACAGAATAACGCGATGAAGGTTAACAGTCGTATTATCTCGACCATTGGGTCGAAATTCGGCTCCACTCTCGGTTACGTTGCGTCAAACAATGCTCGATACCGGACAACCAGATTTAGCGGGGCAACGAGTGAATAATTTTGCGGTGAACAACGTCACTTCCGCCGACGGCCGGAAGAATAAACAGAAAGTGCCAGATGAGATCGTGGCGTACGGCTTTAAGCCGCCTGTTCAGACCCCGGACGGGAGCTGGCAGGCTGGCGATGAGCTGCCAGCGAACTGGTTAAATTGGCTGCTCAACGACCTGTACAAAGGCGCAGTTACGGCTGATTTAACGTCGCAGGGTACGCTGCCCAGCAACGCCGTGGCTGGGTCTTACCGCGCGATCCAGATCGGCAATATTTTGTTTCAGCAGATCAACATAACGGCAACAGCTGCGCAAACAACATTGACCTACCCCATACCTTTTGCGACGGGCAGCTCTCCACTCGTGGGCGCCCTGGACGTAGCCGCACGCACAGGTACGGCCTCGGTAGTGCAGGCCATCTACCCAACATCCGGAGACCCGACAAAAACCATCGATCTCTATGCAATGACCGCCAACGCGGCAGTCAACCCAGGCGAGATCCAGGTGTGGGCAATCGGGACGTATGACCTTACAAAAAACTTATCCAGTGCGCAGACAGTGGCCGACTTCTGCCCTAACGCAATGACTTACTCTGATGGGCAAGACAACCTCTACACGCCGGACGCGTTAACCATCGCTCAGGGTTTTGTGCCGCCGTACGTGAATAGTGGGGCGTGGGTAGAGGGGGACGCCCTGCCCGCTCCGCTGCTTAATTTTTTGCTCCAGGATCTGTATAAAACCCCGGCATTGCTCAACACGCATCCTGGGGTTACAACACAGGTGGGGTGTCTGGATCTCGGCGGTATCTGCGTTCAGTGGGCAATCATCGCGGGCGGCGCGACCGCGTCAGCCCGTTGGACTTATGAGCGCCCGTACACAGTAGCCCCCTCGGTGATCGTGCTCGATGCTGCTGCCGCAGTGCAGGCCAATTTCGGCTATCTGGCACAGCTAACCAACACGTACGCAGACGTGGCAGTCGCTAACTCTGGGGCTATCTGTCAGAACGCTGCATCCATCATGGTGATGGCAATCGGGGCTACTGCTGCGACGGTATCGAGCACCACGTCCTTACCTAATTTCGCAGGCACCAATTACACCTACCCCGACGGGCAAGCGAACAAGGTAAAGCCATCTAACACTGTTGTATCGAACGGCTATCTTTTTGAGACTGCAAACGCACAGGGCGATCAGCTGACGGCAAACGAACTTAACTGGTTGCTTAACGATCTGTATGCGGGTTTAGGGTTTGAGGCGCTGTATTCAAAAGTAACCCATGCTGGGGACAATACTGCACGGGATTATTATGTTTTCCGCCTCGGCAAAATGTTGATCCAGGGCGGCAGGCTGTCAACGGCATCATTCAACGCCGACGGGCAAACCTTCACTTTCCCGCGCCCATTTGCAGCTGCGCCTGCTATCAGTATGTCGTACATGCGCGGGGCTGCGGCTAACGCTGTTGGTTCAGCTTCTGGAGCCACTTATATATCTGCTGGCAGCATAACTGCCACAGGCGCACAGATCGCCGAGCGTACCGCCACTGGCAGCGTTAACACAGGTACGCGTGAATTTGGCTGGGTGGCTATCGGCCTGGCTCCATAACTAAGAGGATCAATTATGGCTATTACCATTGATGGGCTGTTATCACTGCCGGATCTGCCGTCGGCCGGGCAGCTGGCGACAACCGATCTACTCCATGTCAACCAGAACGCCGTCGACGCTAAGCTGTCATTGCTGGCGATCACTGCGTATATGATGGACAAAGCGCGCCCGGTGGGGGATATCTTCTGGAGTTCCAAGAAAGGCGTCAATCCGAACACCCTGTTCCCTGGGCAAACGTGGGGGCGATTAGCGGGTGCGGGGCGGCAGGTTCGTATCTGTGCCAATGATGAATCTAATCTCGGCAGCACGGGCGGCTCTGACACTCTGGTGATCACCGCAGGCAACCTACCGTCACACACCCACACCTATAGCGGTACGGTGGACGGGGGCGGGGGTCATACACCGCTGGGCGATATTGCCACAGCGGGGGTGCACACGCACACGGTCAATATCACTACCGATTCCAGTGGCGCACATAGTCATAGCGTATCCGGTACTATCTCCGGCGACGGGTCACACGGGCACCTGCTGTTACTTACGGATACCGATGACGGCAGCGCCGGGCATGACAGTAAGCCTGCGGGGGGCGTTGCTACGTCAAACCCCGATATCTCCTCAAACAGCGCGGTGCGTTTCGATAACAGCGAACACGGGCACGCTTTCAGAAACGGGCAAACAAACAACGTCGGCGCGCACACCCATATTGTTAACGGCACAACGGGGCAGGCTGGTGGGCACAATCACGCATTCACTGGGCGCCCTGTACCTGATCACCAGCACACTTTTAGTGGCACTACGGGGGCGACGTTCAGCGCTAACCCAACGGCGATCGATACTGCGGGGCAGCATATTTTCTATGCTGCGTGGACACGTACCGCGTAAAGTTTTGGGATTTGTCTTAGACGCCGTAACATTGCGGCGTCTGGGGCTAAACTAATATAAGGTGGGTTATTGTGGATGAAGAACTAAAACAGCGGATCTGGCTCATGTTCGCCGGAGTCGCTGGGGGGTTTATCACGCTGACCACTTCAAAGCAGGATCTAACCGTGGGGCAGAGGATCGCGTATTTACTGTCGGCGCTCTTCGTGGCGCTATTCATAACGCCGTGGGCGTGTGAGTATTTCGGCGTAAAATCACCTAATGCACTTATTGGCATGGGGTTTACTATGGGGGCACTGTGGCAAGTGGTAGTAGCAGAAGGCAGCGAGTTTATAAAGCGCTGGTTTGCAGCTCGATCAGGGAGTAAACCGTAATGAATAATTTTTTAACATGGCTCGGTTTCGGTACCGATACGCCGAACACCACTTCGTTCTGGCACAGCCCGTTAGTTTTGGTGTGCACTGGGACGATGTTTATCACCAGTCTGATCCGCGTGCTGCACCCTAAGAAAAACGCTTCGATCGTGGACACCATCTGGCACTGCCTGTTCGGTACTGCGGCAGCGGCGGGTTTTATGATCGGGCTTTCGGGGCAGCTACCTCATAATGTGATCAGGTCTATTCTGTTATTGATCGCCATTCGGGGGATCATAAAAATATGGGAGCTAAATCGCCGTGTTTAGATTCAGTAAACGAAGCGAAGACAATTTGAAGGGAGTGCACCCTTCTCTCGTGGCTGTTGTTCGCCGTGCGCTTGAGCTGACAAAAACTGACTTTATTGTCATCGAAGGCCTGCGCACACTGGAGCGTCAGCGACAGCTTTATGCTCAGGGTCGAACCGCACCGGGCAAAGTCGTTACCTGGACGATGAAGTCAAAGCACCTCGATGGTGTGGCGGTGGATTTACTGCCAGTAGTGGGCGGATGGAATGGCGATTTCGTCGAGATTAGCCGCGCTATGTTTGCCGCCGCTAAGGAGCTGGGGGTTACCCTGCGCTGGGGGGCTGACTGGAATCAGAACGGCAGGCCACACGAAAAAGGGGAAACTGACTCTCCGCATTTCGAACTGGCGTAATAAAAAAGACCCGACATCGCTGCCGGGTCTTAAAGCCACCACTGAAAGTAGACTTGTCAGGCTACTAACCAGCAGTATTATCCGCATTCTCTTCTGTGTCAACCGCGGGAGCCGGGGCAGCCGCCGCGTCGGCCTCTTCCTCTGTGGCAAACATCCAGAAATGACCTTCAGGTCCTGCAATTTTAACCAGTTTACGGGTCGGGTCTAGATTACGCAGCTGGAGCACGCACGCGTGGATCACGCTGTCGCGTTCTGCAATGGCGTTATTCATCGCAGGCAGCACATTGTCGTGCAGGTTAAGTATAGAGTTTTCCAGCATACGGATACGCTGTTCATGAGTACGTTTGGTTGGTTTAGCCATGAGCTTTTTTAGTCCTTACAGTTATGGATCCCGGTGCCTCGTTCCCGAATACGTCCCAGCCGGGCGCAGATTCACGAGCGAACATTTCCAGGCGGGGGACGTCCCCCATTAACTCGACAATTCTATCAGCTATCTGTTTAGGTTTAACTGAGTGGGCAGCGCGGGGGGCTGCCAGGGTATCGCCCTGCAACTCCTCAATAATCTGATGAACACCTTTCCCCAGACGTTTAGGGCTTCCTCGCGTACCCATAATGACCATTTCGGCATTGGTACGCGTCCAGTTCCCCATCCCCATAAACGGGGAACCTGCTTTCGGGTTTTGCTTCACCCAGACAAAAGCCACAGTTTTGTACGTAAAACCCCACGCTTTCAGGAGGTCGATCCCTTCCTGCAACATCGGGAACGTAACCCACATAAAACAGATCGCGTCTTCATCACACAGAGAGGAAACCATCATCCGTTTTAAAGCATCAATGCCAGTCGTGACGTATTGCTTGTCCGCGGTGTTGCGGCTGCCTTTGTTGTCATATGACCACGGCGGATCCGCGTAGATAACTTTGTAACGTTTACGCATTGCTTTCTCTTATTTGTTGGCGGCAGTCCCGCAGCCATGCCAGACAATCATCGTAGGACTCGCAATCTGTGGACATCGCGCCGCCGCTTACCACATACACCACTGAAAACTGGCTCCGGTTCACTCGTTTGATCTGCACTGCGTCCTGTGCATCTTCGTTGAGTAGCTCCGGTACTGCCTCGTGCAGTCGGCGCATACCCAAAAGTTCGGCCTGATCGCGTGCTGCCACAGCCAGACCCAGATCTGGGTATGTACCGACGAAGTGGTAAAAAGGGCGATGGGCGAAAGCACGGTAACGTCCCGTACCCTTCATATAAGTGATCCCGCGCTCGGCGGTGTGTCTGTTACGGCACGGCCTTTTAGCGCCAGCGGGTAACCTGGTGTATTCCATTTTTTCCGTGTCAATTGCCCGCTGGCTTCGCAGCAGCTCGTCCAGTTTCATGCGCGACCCTCTGTGGTTGTCGCGCTTAAGGTTAAAGGGTGGGATCCATGCTGTCAATCTGGAGGACGGTGAACCCCTCGGCACGCAAGGCCGCGACGATGCCCGGATGATCTTCAATAATCAGATCCGGTTTCAGTTCGCGGTAGCGTTCCATTTTGTACTCCAGCGCGCTGCGGTGATCATTCATTGGGCGCATATCAAGCGTAGCCTCAGAGAGCGCCACGCTATCCATTTGATCGGCTATGCGACCGAGAGCGGCCTGCCCTGCTGAGGTAGCTAATATGACCTCATACGACCAGCTGAGAAGCTGCACCATATTAATCACCGCCTCGCGAGGTACATCCAGATGGCGCGCACTGTTGTACACCGTCCAATTCTCTGCGCGCGACGGGTCAGCGGGGATCAGATGCGCACGGGCGCGGCAGTCGAACAGGGTGCCGTCGATATCAACCGCGATCAGCATCGAGAGCCTCCCGGATTTTACGTTTAGCGTACATAGCCATTTTCGCCTGATGACGCGCATCATGCAAAGCGTTATGTTTGTCGCCGTCAAAATGGCACTGGCGCGCGTTCACGTCGGCAACGTCTAGCAGTGTGCGCAGGTCGCGAACATCCCAGAACGGCCACGGAACCGGGCAATTCAACGACTTCAAAGTCTCTTCCAGGATGGTCACATCAAATGTCGCACCGTTACCCCACACTTTCGCCCCTTTCGGGTATCCGCGGGTGAAGTCGTCGAAGAACTCCAGAGGGTCGGTGGTTCCGTTTGTGGCTTCAGCCAACAAGCCAGGGTTAATGGCATCCTGTTTTTTCCACCATTGAATGGTCGAACGGCTAACGGTGCCCGGCATGAGCTTAACGTCAAAACGCGCGTAAATCTCTTCCGCTACTTCACAGGAAAAACGGTTGTACCCAACCAGCGCCAGCGAGATCATTTTCGCTGTTGGCGCTGTGTCGAATGTTTCCATGTCCACAGCAAAGTCAGTTATTTCAGCTTTTAGGTTATACACGAGTGGCGGCAGTACAAGCATTGTTAAGATCCTTATCAGTTAAAAACTAAACGTACTTTACAACGAAAGCATAAAGGCCGCAAGAAATTCAGCGCCTACTCGGGGCACGATTGCATTGCCGTAACCGCGCAGGCGTCCCACTCGATGCGGTACCCCATCAGCCAGCGGGAATGTGCCGGGTGCAACTGCCCGGAACCGTCCATCTTTGCAGAGTAGCCAATCAGCACCTGACCACTCGTTAGCAAGCGGATCGGGAAAGGTAAGTCTGTTTGCCCCGGCAGCCTCTCCGTCAACCGCGCCTGCTGCACCAGTGACGACCCGGTCATGTTCGGCGTAAGCGTCCCGCCCCTGCGCCCGTCCGACGCCGACGCCGTTGTCCATGCTGCCAGCTGCGCGGTCACGTCCAGCACATCCGTGCTGATCTTCCCGTTCCGAACGCGCCCGCCGAGGTACCCGCCTTTCCCGTCGCGTGCTGACGCTGTCGGCCACGACCCCAGATACAGCGTCACTTGCTCCGCAAGGTTGCCCGGTGCCAGGCTGGTACGCCCGGTTTTTGCGCGGTGTTCGGCGCGCTTTGCCATTGCTTCTGGCGAGCGTACGCTGATCTGTGTCACTGTCGGGGACTGCCAGGCTGCCAGCGGTGCCATAATAGCGTTGGGCGGCAACGGCGAGGCGCTCGCGATCGGCGGCAGGCACTGACTCATGGACACCACAAAAGAATAGCCTTTTGCGCTCGTGCGGTGCGCCGACGCTACAAGCTGGGAGTACGACGTACCCGACGGCGTAACCTTGTTCTTCCAGGTGAAGGCATAGATCATCGACCCAGCCGCAGGCAATCGCGTCCGCAACCTGTTCGCCAGCAATGAATTTAGGCTTGCCCTCGGTAATAAGGTCGAGCCACTGCGGGGCGAGGTGTCGTGGGTCTGCTTTGGCCTTCTTTTTACCCGAGCGGCTGAAGGGCTGGCACGGCGGGGAACCCGTCCAGATCTGAATGTCGGCAGGCCACCCGACGAGGCGCAGGGCTTCGCACCATCCGGCAATGCCTGCGAAGAAATGGCACTGGTTGAACCAGATAAGGTCTGACGCTTTGACGTCGAGGATTGATCGGTCATCTACAACAGCCTCGTCAATGCAGCCCGCGCGCGACAGTTCGCGCAGCCAGGCTGCTGTGGGTTTATGGAACTCGTTCAAATAATTCATTAGTCTTTTTGGTACCTGTTAAAGAACCACCCTTCGCCTGCCAGCTGTAGGCCAGGCGCCCACGCTACGGGCTGGCATAGGTGGCTGGTGATCCGGTCGACTTTGTTGCCTTTGGTTAAACAGACCACTTCATCGTGGACGTGCAACACTGGTGTTAACTCCGGGTCTTCTTCACACCGGATCAAGCCTTCGCACAGCACATCACGACAGAACGCCTGCACAATGTTCTCGGTGAAAACTCCGGCGTGCATGTACTTCTTAACCATGATCCCGCCGCTGTTCGGCGCGTAGTAGCTGATCACGGTGTCGTCTTCGTCCTCGTCTTCGAGTACAAGGCTGCCGTCCTCGTTAACTTCCCCGGTGAAGACAGGTTGTTTTTTCCGTCCAGAAATTTTAGGCCACAGGTAGGACAGGTATCTGCCGGACGGCAACCGGATCCGCAGCCAGTCATCGCCGAGGTGACTGACTACTTCGACCTCCAGGCAGTCATTGACGCCACATGTATACACGCAACGTTTTTTCAGTTCTCCGGTTTTGCGGTCGTAGGTGCAGGGGTTGTCAACGGCCTGCCGGATGGCGTAGTCCAGTTCGCGCCAGAATGCCGCCGTGCGCCAGTGTGCCCTGCGCCATGCGCGCTTGACACAATCCAGTGCTACCCATGTGTCCATATCATCGGCGAACCCAGACGCGACAATGTTGTGTTTAAATTTAGGCATATGGAATAGCCTTTTCGCTGCGGCAATATCATCCTCTCGCAGCAAGCCGCCTTTCCACAACCCGCGCGCCATTTCCACGAGGTCAATCCCGTAGTTCTTCGCCATGTTCACGAAAGCATTAACACCCCCGGCGTAACCGAAGGCGAGGTTGATCGGCTTACCCTTCTGGCGCATGTCTTTCGCGTCTTTGTCTCCGGCCTTGAACCGTTCAAACAGTTCTTCGTAGTCCATGCCAAAGCACATGGCGAAGTCCATAACGTACATGTCAGCGCCTTTTGCGTACTCATCCAGCACCCATTGCTCACCAGCGATCCATGCGGTGCCGCGACCCTCAATCGCTGACAAGTCGCTCTGTGAGAAGTCCCAGCCTTCCGGCGCTTTGAAGATGTTACGAAGAGAGCTGGACGCATCAGCGAAGAAATCACCACGGGGTACTCGTCCGGTAACGGTATGCCCTTTAGTGAACAGCTTCACCCGCTGCGCTTCAACAGTCCCGCGGGGGAAGTTATGGGGCTGAAGGTCTCGCCCGGCAAAGCGTAGCGTGTGTGCGCCAGCGTACTGAATCGACCATTTAACGGTACCGTCAGGGCACAGGCAATCAAGTGCCGTCTGGTATTTGCTGGTGGAGGTTTTACCCAGCTCCAGCCCAGCCAGCACCACGGTGCGCACATGGTCGGGCGTGCTTTTACGGCGGAGGATCTCCTCCATCGTGCCCTTCTGGGTGTTGCTGATAACGATGCCCTGGGTCAGCAGCCATTGTTTATATTTCTCGCGCTGGGTAGGCCGGATCCCTCCTGTGATCTCAATCGCTCGCTGGATTAGTTCGGCTTTTTTATGCCCTGCCAGCTGAACAACACTGCGGCACATGTCAGCATCGAGGGGGATCCCGCGCTCGTTAATGGCACAGTTAACCTGTAACACGCGCAGCTCAAAGTCGGTGCAGTTCCAGCGGGGGATCCGGTTCACGGTGTCGCGGCAGGTCACAACGTCCTGGTCGCCGTAGCCCATGAACCCGTCCCACTCCTCCGGGTCTGTGGTCCAGTCCCGGAAATCATAACCCTGGCGGCGCAGTACGGCGTTTGCAGGCAGTGGTTTAGAAAACCGCCCAATATGGCCTTTACCTGCCTGGTCTTTGAGTTCCGGCGACCGGACCGCGCGCGCGCAGGCGTCCAAGCCAGCCGGGAGGTTGTGCATCATGGCGATGATCATGCCGTCGATGCAGCTCTCCACCGGGATATTGATCCCGTACTTCTCGCGCATCAGCCCGTTATCAAAGCCGAGGATGTTCCACCCACATTTTGCCACGTCAGGGTCAGCCAGACCTTTGCGCAGGCGTTCCGGCATAGGCTCACCGCGCAGGGGCTGCCAGTTAACCACGTCTTCGTCGTTGAACGCCCAGTGTATAGACAGCACCTCTGTGCTTTTGTGGCGCACGTACCGCGCCGCGCCAACGTCGCTAAGTTCCAGTTTGCTGCGGGTCTCGCAGTCGTAATGGAGTACGTCAAAATCGCTCATTAGACCCCCTTGTCAGCTGCCGGGCATTTGGTCTTGCCTTTGCAGAATCTGCAATTGTTCGGTGATGGTGAGTACCATTTGACTTCGATCACTTCACCCTTGTCATACCGTTCCGCGAGGTCGTAAGCCTCTGCAACACGCTGACGGATAAATTTCTGCCAGATCCACAGGCCAGCAGGCGCTATGGTGTACGTGTCCGGCCTGCCGCCCTGGTGGATGGTCAGCGCGACCTTATCGATCGGGTAAAGCCACTGCGTGCAGAACAGCGCGCCGAGGCCGTAGGATAGCAGCTGGGGGTTGTTGTCGGCGACTACGGGGCTGTTACCCGCTTTCAGGTCGATACCGTGCAGCGTGCGGTCGGGCGTCCAGACAACGGCGTCGGCGAGGGCAACGATCTCTTTCTTGCCCTCGCGTCCGAAATGCTGGGTTAGATCGTACTTCTTTTCGACCCACAGCTGCGCCCCGGGCTGGCGCGCCAGCTCCTGCACATAGTTCGTGTACGCCCCAGTGACAGCTGCCATTTTCTTATCGAACTTTATAACTTTCTCGTACACCTTGCCGACCGCATCAGCAACGCTGTGCATGTTGCCTTTCAGTACCTGCTCGGCAACGTAGTGTTGCACGGTACCAGCAAGCGCCTGATGGGTCTGCGTGAAGGGCGCCCATTGCGACAGCACTGCGGACATACGGCAGTTCAACAGCTCTTTCAGGGCTGACGGTTTAATTAATCTGCGTTTTGCCATGTCGTAAAAAAGGCCGCGCGGGGCGGCCTCTCCTGTTGCTGGTGGGTTACTGCTGCGCAGGTTCGAAGAAACGATCCATCAGCTCGTTAACATCATCCAGCATCTGATCCAGCTGGTCGGTTTTAAGCTCCGCGATGTTAGCCAGGCCATTACGCGCCAGCACTTCGCCGACAGCATCACGCACTTCGGTGTCGGTCTGTGCCAGGTCGCCCAGGTCGCTGAAGCATTCATTAATGTACTGGCGATCCGCTTTCTGGTCTTCGGTCTCTTCGACTACTTTGTCAGCTTTAGCGCCGCGACGGTTGCGTGTTGGCTTGGCAGGTTTTTCGTCTTTCGGCTCTTCCTTCGGCTCTTCCTTCGCCGGGGTCTGAGTACGACGGCCGCGACCTTTTGGCTGTTCGGTTTTTTCCGGCGCTGGGGTCTCCGGCTGCGGCTCGTCCTGCTGCTCGTCTTTCGGCGCGTCCTTCTGCTCCTGGACGAACGACTGTTTTGTCAGTTCTTCAGCCAGACGTGCCGCGTTAAATGCTACTTCTGCCAGTGTTTCGCCTGATACAGTGATGGAAAACATAATTAAAGCTCCAGTTATTAAAGGGTGAGGCGGGGGCGTTACCGCCCCCGGTAGTGGTTAACGGCTGCGACGAGTACGTTGCGGGCGCTCAGTCGTTTTTTCTTCCTGCTGAGTGGTGCGCGGCGTACGGGTAGGGGTTGTATCCTCCTCACCCTGGAACGGCTCATAATCTTCATCCGGGGCGATAGCAGATACGTAGTTACCATCCTGCCCGCCGTTACGGCCTTTGAACATACCCACAGTCAGCATCGCTTCGCCATCGACCAGATCGGCAAGGGTCTCGTTGTCGATCTCGGCTTCGGCTTCAGCCAGCTTGCCCTCGTTGACCAGCAGGTCGATCGAGGCAAACATACGGCGTGCGTTGTCGCACTTCGCATCATCCTCATCCCACAGGCGCAGGGTCTGGAACTGCACGCGGTTGACGATGTCGTCGCCGTCTGGGGTGTGTCCTTCAACACATTTCCACTGGATTTTTACGACGTCGTCCTGGTTGCCCGTGTCCTTGCCGTCTTTGTCGTACACTTTAGCGGTGCCCAGTTCGGCTTTAACAACGCGGAAAATACCGCAAGAGCCATCAGGCATAACGCCGCCGCCTACTTTTACGCGCTCCTGCGCTTCAACTTTGGTGCCGCTAGCGGTAGACCAAACACCTGCCATGCTGAGAATCATAGTCATATAAAATCAAGCCTCTTTAATCAAAATAGAATGGAATCAGATCAGTCAATTGCAGCGTCGTGTCGTTGGGCTTGATCGTATACATCGGATCCAGACCCCAGCGATTACCCGCAACGGTGTACCCCACCATTGCCGACGCATCGGTAATTAATTGGCGATCGGCGTACGTTTTAGCCTTGCCAGCCTTAACGGTTTTCCCGCCCTTATCCTGTTCACTGTCACGGATCAGCGTTTTCAGGCGTAAGAACATGATCGCGTCGGTATTCTTAAGGAATAGTGACTCCGTTAATGGTGCCAGATTAAGGCCATTCGTCACGTACTCCTCTTCAGTGGCACTGTTGCGTACCTTGCGCGGTTCAGCGTGGCAAAGCAGCAGCACAGCCATTTCTCTTTTGGTGCGCAGCTGGAGGATAAGGTCGAGGATCTCCTGCCAGTAGGACACCAGCACATCATAGCCGCGACCGTAACCCCCACATGCTGCTTTGATCGAGCGTACATTCTCGCTCAGGCAAAGAGCATTGATTAGTTTCGGCTCCAGGCTTGAGAGAGTGTCGAGGATCAGCAGGCTGAAGTCGTGCTCCTCGTTCAACAGCATTTTAAGATACTTTTTCGCCTCATCCAGCGGAGCGAAGGGGCGAGCGGCAGTGGGTTCTGACAGCTTAGGGAAGGCCATAGGCACTTCATCCTCCGGCAGCATGTCGAACACCCCGGTTAAATCTTCAGATGGAATGATCACCGGTTTAAGCGCTTTAAGGTGGTTCAACGCAAAAGAGGTTTTGCCCACTTTCGGGTTACCCGCCAACAGGATAATCGGCGCTTCAATTCCTGGTTTTTTCAGTACATCGTTAAGAGCCATGTTTTGTTGCCTCAATCAAAAACTAAACGTGATAGTAAATGATTATTTAAACTTGTCAAGCCAATAATTGAACGCGTCCCACGCTCCGTAGAAACCCACCGCCACACAGCTGAAAGCACCGTGGGTCTGCGCATTACGCAAATATTCGATCTGCTCTTTCGACAGGCGACCCGTCCAGATCTTCAATTCCATCACCAGCGGCACCCGCGCAGGCAGGATAATGTCGGAGGCGCCTTTGACCTGCCCCATCAGGCGAGAGTGCTGACTCTGCGCCGCCGTTTTCTTGCCCTCGTTTTCGACATGGATCGCGATGCTCGCCAGGTCAGGATGATGCTTGCGCAGCTGGTTAAAAAAGGTCTGCTGGTGGTAGGCCTCATCACCTGTTCCTTTCTGACTGTCAAAGAACGGGATATCGTCTGGGCAATTCATAGGGGAACCCCGCATTTAGAACATATATCTTTGCTTTCAGTCCTGATCCATTGGTGGGCACAAAGTCCATCACGGCGAGGGGGAGTGATCCGTGCATCGTGATCTTTCGCGATAATCTCGCGCCGCTTCTGGCACAACCTTTCACGGTAACTCTGATCGGTTTCAGGAGGGTTGTTTTCTGTTCCTTGCGTTCTCGTCAAACCCAGAGTCGCGCCGATCACATCCAGCTGGTGGCCGTGCGCCATGGATAGCCCGCGCGGGGCAGTAAACACAGCAGGGTGCGCCGTGTGCTCGCCATACAGCTGGGACGCATACCAGGCTGCGAGGGCGACAACGCGCGATTCTTCCGGCAGGTTTTGACCTGCCCACCATTCGTTAAAAGTCATAACCAATACTCCTCGCTCTGTTAATGGCACGTTGTTGTCGGGCGTTGCGATACTTTCTGGCTGTTGCGCTAAGGACGCCGACGAAATAAAGATTGCGGGTGTTGCTCACCCGGTAATAGCCCTCGTCACCCACAGCAACAGCGGGTACTTTCAGGAGCAGGCGGGCTTTACGGTTACTTACCATCTGGCGTCGCCTCCGCTGGGTGTTCGTTATGCCAGTCTGTCAGCTCGCGGATCAATTGCTCGCGGCGGTCGTGCGGCAGTAACATAAAACACTGACCGATAACAAAGGGCGCTGTACCTGCGCATTCCTGGGTGAATTGCGGATGCCAGAATTTAGCTTGCATATGGTAGTCCGGTTTACGTTTAGCCATTCATTGAACCTCATATTTTCTGATATGGGGGTAGCCCTTTTTGCTGCGGGGCACCTTAAATTCTACGTGTGTGACCTTGCGTGGCTTCATCCACTCGATCGGATGGTTAAACCGCTTCAGCAGGTCGTTATCTTTCGCGATGTAGCTGCCAAACAGCGCTTCGCAGATCAGCTTGCGCTGTGCGCTATCTTTCAGCAGAAACACCTCGATGTTACCCAGCGGGCGTGGCAGCTTCACCACCGCCCGCAGGATGGTTTCACGCTTACGGGTGATGTACTTCTCGATCGCCACACGCTCGACAGGCGCGCGGCGGTATTCGTGTGGGTCAGCAGCGGCGATGCGCTGGATCTCCGCTTTGATGCGCTCGATCTGTTCCCGTTCCATCGCATGAACTTCACGGATAGCGGCGCGGTCGGCTTTCAGCTTCGCATTAACATCGTGCAGCTCTTTCTGGCACCCAGAACAGATTTTTGCGGACAAAGTATTGCGATGGCCGCAGGAGCACCGCTTAAAGTTCCACATGTGGTCACACTGCACGCGCGCACCGTCAACAACCTCCACACCACAGCAACGCTGGAGCATGTGCGCAGGTACCTGGCGCATTTCGTTTATCACTTCGCCTTTCGCCCCCACGTACGGGTAATCCAGCAGCATCGGCTCGCCTACGGCGTCGATGACCCACCCGTGCGAGTCGTACGGCAGCGGCACGCCTTCGGCAACGTTGTACTCGTTTAGCAGCGCGGCTTTATTGGTGTACCCGCACACAGGGCAATCAATGTCGATGCGCGCCAGCGGGCTGCCCCGATAGGCCACCTTCATGGTTGGTGTGAACACGTCGCCGTCAGGGAAGAACTCCGCAACGTTGCCGCCGAAGTCGGAGATCTTGAACCACTTTTTGCCGGGGGCAATACGGCAGCCTCGGCCGATCATTTGTTCCCACAGCAAAGAGGATTCCATAGGGCGGGTGATCGCCACATGGTCGAGTTCGGGGTGGTCAAACCCAGTTGTGAGAATGTTAACGTTTACGATGTATTTCTTTTCGAAATTTTTAAACGAAGAGATCGCACGTTTGCGCGCGGCGGCGTCCATGCTGCCGTCGATGTACGCCCACTCACCCACAGGCAGGCAATCACAGATCTGCTGTGCATGTCGGCGGCTGGCGGCGAAAATGATCACCGATCGGCAGTCGTGCGAGTCACGCACAATCTGTGCCGTTATACGCTGGGTTTTGGCCGACTGACCACCGATCACTTTGTCCAGCGACGCATTCGTGTACTTGCCGCCGGACATCTTCAGGCCTTCCTCGTCGTAGCTCTCCATCTGCATGGTTGGCAGCGGCGCGGTCAGATACCCCGCCCCGATCAGCTCGTGCGGCTTCACCTCATAACAACAGAACTCAAAGAACGGGGCGTTCGTCTGGTCGGCTGGCGTAACGCCGTAGTCAACGTGGTCGCCGTAGATCCAGCCGTCACCTGTGCGCCACGGTGTGGCCGTCATGCCGAGGGTGAAGAAATCCTCGTTCGCCGCCTCCAGTGACTCAATGATTGCCTGATTGGTAGGGTGCACGTCGTGGCATTCATCCCAGACGCAGGCCGCAAAGTTCCCATTTGTGAACATGTGCATGTTCCGATACACCGATTGGGGCGTGCCAATAACAATGTCGCCGCGCATCTTCTTCGGTCCAATGGACGCGCACCAGGTCGAGGCATTGACCCCGATCGCGTCCAGCTTTTCCATGTTCTGCTTCACCAGCTCCTGGGTGGGCACCAGCATCAGCACCTTCTGCCCAGGGTGTTCGTCAGTAAGCCACTCCGACAGCAGCGCCGCAACGATGGCCTTGCCTGCGCCCGTTGGCAGCACAATCAAACGGCGCTTAAACTTTTTGAACTTCTTAAGGGCGGCAATGGCAGCCGCCTGGTAGTAACGCGGTTCAAATATCATCTTTACCCAGCTCCACCACAACCGATGCGAACCACGGCACCACGGCCTCATGTTTGTCCGTAACTAAACGCACCTCCTGGTGCAGCATAGTGACCTCTTTGACTTCGTAGCGCTTGCCGGAGCCGCCGACGATGACGTCGCCCTTGCGCAGCTGGCAGACCATCAATTTATTTGTCATCCGGGATCAGCTCCTCGATCATCGCGTTAATCTTCTGCCACTGCTCGCGCATCGGTACGATGTCCTCGGCGCTCACCACCAGGCGCTCCCCGTAGGTCATACAGAGATCGCCATATTTGTAGATCGCGTCTTTCAGCTCTTGTTTAGTTGACAAAGTAAACCCCCTCGGTTGCCCGGCTGATTGCCACGTACAACAGGCGCACGTAAGTGTCGCCATGCGAACGGGCGTATTTAAGGTCGTCATGGTCGATAAAGCTGCGGCGATGGGTCGCGCCCTGGGCGGCGTGCACCGTTGTGCAGAACGGCGCATCAATGCAAAGGATCGTCTGCTCCCACGAATACATCTTGCGCCAGGCCTTACGGCGAGCCTGCACCAGTGGGTTGCTCCAGTGCTCTTGTGAGATCTGCATGATGCGCTCGTGCACCTGCTCCCCCGTCAGCCCGGCAAAATAGGACGGCTCAGCCTCGACGATTTTGTTGTTGGCATTGATAGCCCCCTCGCGGCAGGCGGCCAGCTGCGCGCCGTGTCGGTGCGTGCCGTAGGTGGCAAACATCCACTCTGGCAACGTACCCGGCACGGGTGCCCACTCACCACCCCGCACTTCGACCTGCTGGAGCTGTAGCAGCTTTAACCCTTCAACAACATCAACCAGGTTACCGATGAATCCGCGGGTGTGGAATTTATCGCTGTTGTCGTCCAGCCAATTGCCCCGCGCGGTGCGGACCTTGATCATTTCCGCCATGTCGCCAGACTGTTGCTTTTCAACCCGATAATGCTTTTTGCTGGTGGGCGAAAACACAATGTCTCCGACGATGGCGTGATCGCGCCCCACCACTGCCTCGTTGAACTCCTGCACGCCGCGGCGCGTGAACGCCAGCGCACGGTCGAAACGAGGGTCAATGTTGGCCTCGGCGATGCTGACAAAGCCCAGATTCTCGGAGGCCTCCGGCGCAAAGCGGAAGGATTTACCCCCTTTCTCCATGCGCGCATACAGATCATAAACATACTGCTGGACGTCTGGCGTTTTGCGGGCGCGATAGTTGGTGCGCAGCACGTAATGCCATTTGAAACCTTCCGGTGCCGTCAGGAGCTGCTTGCCCTTCACAGGCAGTAACTGATGCTTATCTCCCAGGTACATGACGCGGGAAACGGTTTTCGTCTTCAGCAGCGTTTTGATTACGCCTGCACACTCCTCATCCGCCATCCCGGCCTCGTCGATTACCACGAAATGAGCCTCCATCGCTTCACGGACACGGCGATTGCGTTGCAGGTTATTCAGGTCAACAGCGCCCTCATTCGTTTCCGGCGCCATGCCAACATAACTATGCATCGTGTGGAAATTACTCTCGTCGAGATAGTCGATTTTGGCCTGTAGCTCTTGCTTTGCAGCGTGCGTTGGCGCGATGACCTGCACAATGTGACCGGGGAATTGTTCGAGGTAATACGGCAGCAGTGAGATTGCTACCTGGGTGGATTTACCACAGCCTGCGATGCCGTCGAGGTAAAACTCGTTATCGTCAGACAGCAGCCATTTTTTAAAAAGGCCTAACAGCTCTTTATCTTTCATGATGGGTTACTCGGTTTCGTTACAGCTTATGCTGCGGTTGAATAATAGACCCGCCTGATCTATTATCGCAAGCACTTTTTAAACGGGAGAATAAAGGTATGTCTAAATCAATTGCTGAACGCATCGCTGCGCAGGAGAAAGCAGCGCTGGAAAAACTGGTGCAGGATTTTGGTTCGCAGGCTCGCCTCGCCGAATTTCTGGGCGTCACCCCGCAGGCGGTAAATGAATGGCTTAAGCGCGGGCGCATCAGCGCTACCGCGGCAGCACAGCTGGAGGAGAAAACAAAAGGCGAATACCGAAAAGCTGACCTGCGCCCAGACGTTAAAGAATGGTTCAAATAGACCACAGAGGCCACCATGCCAGAGATCAGATTTTCCTACGGTGAGACATCCGAAAACAGCGACGTGGTGCAATTGACTGCGCCAACGTTCCGCGACATGTGCGAAGGCTTTATCGACCGTTTCCCCGAGACGGATGCGGATCTGTCAGACGACGAACAGTACGCATACCTGAAAGCGCACTTGCCCTACATCACGGCCGACTGTGAAGGCGGCAAACGCAACAATGCAGCAGCACAGCCGCGTCTGTGGCTGCCGATCGACGTTGACCATAACTGCACCAGCCACAACATGGTCGCCATTAAGCGTGCCCTGCGCGGGCTGTCGCACTGCTTTTACACCACCGCCGGGGATAACCGCCGGGGCGACGGCGAACGCCGTTTCCGCGTGCTGGTGGAGCTGTCACGCCCGGTAGAACATCACGAGCTGCCTTTCGTGGGCGCACAATTCACCGCCGGGCTGCCGGGCAACGTCGAATATGACGTATCGGTGTGGAAGGCGAGCCAGCCAATTTACGCAGGTATTCATGGCGGGCAGGCCTTCGTCATGGACGGCGACGTGCTGGACGTCGATCAGTGGGGTGAAGCACCGAAGAAAGAAAACACCCGCGCCAGCGATCGCGAGCTGCGCACGGATGGCTCTTTCCTTGAGCTGCTGGCGGAGGCAGGGGTCGAGACCGATAAAGGTTACAAGCTCCAGTCATACCGCACGGATTACTCCAGCCCCACCAGCAAAGACGACATTCTCATCATGCCTCCGGTTCGGGGTAAATACGACCAGTGGCGCATCGAGTGGCTGCACGACACCGATAAACGGGACATCAACCGCGGGTATTCGATGTATGCCGTGCTGACCACCTGCGGTTACGAAGAGCTGGCGCTCGCCATGAAGCGGGAAAACCACCGGATCACGCAGAGTAATCGCTTTGTGGAAGGTGCCGAGGCTGTCGAGTTCAAAAAGAAAGATCCGCAGGCAGACCAGCAAGCTGTTGACCCTGTTGCCCAGGCCCGGGCGGAACTCATCCGCGCGCTGGAAGAGAACGAGCTGGAGAAAGGGTGGACGGTTGACACCGAAACCGGAGAGGTTTCCCACAAAAGCCGGAACAACCTGAAGGGTCCTATCAACACCGCAGCGATTAAGCTTAAGTCGGCGATCAAGCAGGCCTACCGCGAGCACCTCAAAGCGCAGGGATACCCCGAGTACCCCAGCTGGCTGGTGATGCTCAAGAAAAAAGAGTCACTGGCGGCACCCGGCGTTATCGCGCTCGATATTGCCCGCGCATGGGCGGGGAACCTCCGGTTCGACCCGGCGCGTAAAAAATCGGATTCCGGCTCCCACGGCATCATGCGCTACCACGCGGGCTGCTGGGTTGAGTTCGACATGTTCGATCGTCACATCAGCGAGTGCATAGAGCGCGACATGTCCGCACCGGATGCCCGCACGCTGGATGCCATCGCATCAACGCTGGTTAAGCGCCTCGATCGCCTTCCGGATCCGCAGCCTAACCTGATCGCCTTCAATAATGGCACGCTCAACGTGCGCTCCGGCGTTTTCATGGTGCACAGCCGCGACCACGGCCTGCGCAACCGCATGGAAATCGACTACGACCCGGCAGGCCGCACGCAGCCATCGACCTTCCTTGCATGGATGGGTGAGATCAGCCAGGGCGACGAAGACCTGCGTATGGTCATGTTGGCAGGCCTTTATTACGTCCTGGGCAGCTTCGCCTCTTACAAATGTTTTATCGAGCTGGTGGGCGCACCGAACGGCGGTAAATCGGTGTATGCGAACCTGTGCGCGGCGCTGGTGGGTGGCGAGGTAAACGTGCTGGCTACCGACCTGGAAGCGCTCAACCGCGACCAGCACGCGCTGGCGTCGTACGAAACCAGCCGAATGGTATACATCCCGGAAACGGACGGCGGCAAGGCGCGCTCCCGCAAGATTAAACAGCTCACAGGCGGCGACACCGTGCGCATACGCCCGCTGGGCGGCGCGGCGTATTCGGTAAAGGCAAACGCATCCGTGCTGCTGGCGGGCAATAAACCCGTCGAGTGGGACGATACCACCGAAGGCCTGAACGTCCGCCGTGTGATCATCCCGTTCGACTATGTGGTGCCCGAGCATAAGCGCATCCTGGACTTCGACCAGCGGATCATTGCCGAACTGCCGGAGATCATCAGTTACCTGGTCGACATGTTCCCGGAAGGGTCAAAGGCCGAGCTGGACTTCTGGCGTAAACATAGTGAACGCGCACAGGAGATCGCCCGCGAGTCGGATCCGATCGCTGAGTTCGCGAGCCTGCTGGTGGAGACAGATAAATGGATTGTCATCGGTGGCAAGCTGCGCCAGGACGATCCGAATGGTGCAAAACCGACTAAAAACCTGCGGCACGCATTCGATATCTGGTGCGAATTGCAGAATTACGATGTTCGCTTTATCAAAACACGCGACTTTACCAACAGGTTGCTGGTGGAGCTTAACCGTCGAAAAGTCGTCTTTGAGAAGAAAGTAAATGGCCGTTATGTGGAGTTAAAGCTCGCGTGTCCGGCTGAATGTCTGCGATAAATGCAAAAAACTGCATTTCAGATGCAAAATGGAATGCAGTTAAATCGCTGTTCTACAACACTAAAATGCATAAATGCAATATTTATATTAAGTTAGTTAGTTAGTTAGTAGTATTATTTAATAATAAATTATAGTATTTTTTATAAAGCAACAACAAAATAGACTCTAACTTTTCGGGGTAAAAATTGCATTTTGCATTATTCCCTTTCACATCAATAACTTATTTGCATTTGAGAGCGTATTTTTTATGAAAGCACAAGTTAACGTCATGCTGGACACTTCGATCATTGAGCTGGTGGAGCAAAAAGCCAATGAATTGGGTATTTCACGCGTAGACGCATTCAGAACGGCGATCGCGGAGTGGGTGGGGCAGACCTACGAGGCTAAACCCGTGCTCAAAGAAAAGCATTACGCGTACGCTAACGGCGTGAGCCTCGGTGTGTTTGCCACCAAAGAGGAGGCAGAAGAGGCCAAACGTAAAGCCAAAGCAATTACCCGGTATTTCCAGGTAGGTAAATCTGGGTACGAGGGGATCAAATTTCAGGCGCATTTCAGCGAAGAACCTTATGTATTCACTGAGGACGATGCTTACCATGAATATTTCCGCGTTGAGCTGACGGCGTACAGTTTCCATAGACGGCGTTTTGACGAATGGGATGCACTGGCGAAAACGATCGAATGTTTCAACGAATCAGAGCGCGCACTTGCCGAAGTTCTGAACGCTGCAAAAGAACTTGCTGAAGAACATGCAGGCAAGGGTTGTGTTGTCTCTGTGGTTGTCGCATAATTGCACTGCAAACTACCAAAAGGAAAAGATATGTCTACATTCACCACTGAGACCGGGATCGCGATCAAGGTTGAACTGACCCACTCAAAAGAAAAAGGCTATCGCCTGGAGACCCGCCGCGTTGTTGGTTGGGTAACCACTCAGGCCGAAGATAAAGCATATACCACACCTGTGATTTCGAGTGACATCGAAGGGGGCACCGGGGTTACCGCTGTTGTGCGTCTGTACACCACCAGCCAGCACGCGGCGCTTCGCGCAGAGCTAGCCCAGGTCAACCGCACCTGCCTGAAAGACGCTGATTCTTTGGCTGCCGCGCAGGCGATCATGGCTCCAGCCCTGATGGAGTACGTGCAATGATTAAAATCCACTCCCCTAACACGCTGGTGCGTAGCGGTGTTGTAAGTGCCATGCAGGATGTCGTTAACGGCGATCGTGTTGTGGTGCGTGTGGGCGCGGCATCGTTCGGGCAGGTTGGTGTACGCGGAACACGTCTACAGGGGAACAGCAAAGCCCCTGCTGACCTCGTAGGCCGAGTGTTTGCCCTTGTGGAACTCACCGACGAACAGATTGAGAAACTGGAGGCAGAACATAATGGGACAGCGAATACTCAACATCACGTTGCCGGAAGATAGCCAGAACGTTGAAAAACTAGCGGCTGATATTTTCGCGCGCAGCATTGCCAGCGAACTGGGGCGGATCCTGAGCGATACCAAAATTGCAGGCTGTGCGAACGCAGCAACCCGCGCAGCCGAAATTTTCTACGCAGAACTTCGCAAAAACAAAGGTAAATAACATGCCAATTATCACTGAAAGTCTTATCCGCAAAATGAAAGAGGACGTCGCTGCGGCTATTGCTGCCGACGGCACAGTAGAGTTCGGCGGCGACGCTACCCTCCAGGCCATTTTTGACCTCGCTCTCGAAGCACTGAACGCGCCAGACGACACGGCGGCGCTGGCAGATATTCGTCGCGAACGTACGCGCCAGATCGAAGAACTGAAGCGCCTGCCCGAGGACGACGATCAGTACACCGACGGGCAAATGGCGGACGCTGCAGCGGCCTATGCGCTGGTGCGCACCAGTGGCCTGGCATTCGCAGGCGACGTATGGCCCTGGGGTGCGGGTGATTTCAAAGACAGCGGAGAACGTCGCAATCTGGTCAAAGCTGGCGCTCTGATCGTGGCAGAGGTCGAACGCCTCGACCGCGCAGAAGCACGAGCCACTAACCCACAAGATTGACCCACCACTTCGCCCTCTCGTAAACTGTGACAACCACACAACCACGAGAGGGCGCACCAGTGCCGAAACCTCACATTTTTAACCCGCGCAAATTGTTACGAGAAGGTAGCCTCGAAATGATGCTTTTAGCACATGCTGGCGAACTCGTTTTATTGCGCGTCGGCGACGTTACAGGCGAAAAGCCTTCAATCCTGCCTGAACGCAACATAACATCCCGTGAAGAGTGGCAGCCGCTGCGCGATCGTGTTTTTCGGCTCGTCGAACTCTCAGCGGAAGATGTAACCATCCTGCAAAAACTTAATAAGGAAATTTAACAAAATGGCGCACGGTCTGAAGGGGAAACCCGCAAACAATCCCAAAGGCCGCCCCCGTCAAGAGTTCCGCATGTTCCTGAACGATTCGTTTGACGTGTGGAAACGGCGGGAGCTGGCACGGCTACAGGCCACCAAAGAGGCGTACGGCGACAAGCCTGTGCCCAAATCGCTGGCAGCTGAGGTTGCTATGCTGGAGGCCACCAGCTCGGGGCTGGAAATGCTACAGGTCAAAGTGATGGAACTGCTGAACGAGGGCGACCCGGGGATAGCAAAGGTCATGGTCGAACGCGTTTACGGGAAGATCCGAACCCAACCCGTTCAACTCGATCGGGCAGGTCTCGACACCCCTCAAGCCATCGAGCGCACGGCGAAGCGCATCACCAAAAAGATGCTGGAAGAAGGCGCAGACCCGGCGAGCGTCAAGGTGGCTGTCGAGGTTGTTCGAACCCTCGGCGAGATTCAGCTAAACGCAGCTCATACGCGCGCCCTGAATGCTGCGTGCGATGACCTGGAAGGCGAAGAGGAAGACGGCGAATGAACTGCAAACAATGCAACGGTGCCGGAGTGTACCGGACACTGAACCGGAACAAAGACCCATTTCTAACGGACTGCGAGCAATGCCATGCCAACCATAAACCAGATCAACAGCGTGCTGCGCCAGCTGGCGAACAAGAAAAAGATCAGGGGCAAAGTCAGAACGCCTGAACCCGTTATCCAGTGGGTTAAAACCGAGGAAGAGGCGCGCGCCTTCGTTCCCGGCCAGCGCACTGCTAACGGGGCGATCATCATCGCGATCGCGGACTGCTACCGGGAATACTGGGAGAATAACGCTCGATGGAACGAGGCAAGGGGCGGGCGCAGCTCGGGCAAATCGCTATCGTTCGCCCGCCTGCTGATGATCAAAGTCATCTGGCGCGGGTCAAAACTCCTCTGCTGTCGTGAAATTCAGGACTCGATCGAGGAGTCCAGCCACGCAGAGCTGGTGCAGGCCGTCAAAGACCTGGGCGCGCTGGACGAGTGCGTCATCACCGATAAGTACATCAAAGCGAAGCAGGGCGGCCGGGTGAAATACATCGGTCTGGCGAAGACGGGCGAGAAGGTGCGCGGGTACTCCAGCTACGACCAGTGCTGGGTGGAAGAGGCCGCGACGGTGACTAAAGACAGCTGGAACCGCCTGACCCCGACGATCCGTTTGCCGAACGCGCAGATCTGGGTGACGTGGAACCCGATCAGCACCATCAGTGCCACATGGAAGATGTTCGTCAGCGAGTGTATTTATCCGGACTACCGCCCGGATGGTACCCGGTTCCGGATCAGCAAACACATCAACTTTGACCAGAACCCGTGGCACAACATGACCAGCCTGGCGATGGACGAGCGCCTGCTGCGGGATGCCGACGAAGACCTGCACGCTCATATCTGGCTCGGCCAACCCGTCGGCGACAGCCCGATGTCGATTATCAAAACCAAATGGCTGGCAGCAGCCGAGAACCTGCACGAAATGCTCCAGGTCGATTACGAGAATGGCGCGCACCTCATTGCCGGGTATGACGTCGGCGGCACGAGCCAGGGCGACCCATCAGTGGTGGCTATGCACATGAATAACGTGCTGTGCTACCTCAACGAGTTCCGCGAAGTCGACCCGGTGGCATCGGCTAAATACGTGTGGCATGAAGCGCGTCGCATGGAGTGTGCCGAAGTGCGCTACGACGTGATCGGTGTGGGTCTGGGGGCAAAAGGCGCTGTTCGTGAACTTAACGACGCTCTCGATGACAACGGCGAGGCGACACTGACGTTCCGGCCTTACGATGCTGGCGGGGCAGTGGTCAACCCGAACCAGCTGATCATGCCGAAGCGTAAGAACTCGGATCACTTCCTGAATGCGAAGGCGCAGAGCTGGTATGACATCGCAAAGCGCGCGGAAAACGCATTCCTGGTGCGGAAGTATTACACTGAGGCCGAAGGCAGCCATTACGAGAAACTGATCGCAGTAGAGGAGAAAATGGGCGCCGAGCGTATGCGGCACCTGATGAGCATCGACACCGTCAGGATCGACCCTACCCTCTGGGAGAAAGCGAAAGGCGAGCTATGCGAACCGCGATGGATAATGAACGAGGGTAAATTGCAGGTCGAGACCAAAAAGCAAATGGCACAGCGCAACGTGCCGTCCACCAACAACGGCGACGCGATCGTAATGGCTTACACACCGATGCGAGGGGGCGTGAATGACGAGCAATCTGCGGGACTGGCTGCGTAGAAATTACGAGATCCGCTACATGGACGAGGAGAATGGTGCCCTGGGCGTGCGCAGGAAAGCCCCTGTCGCGTTGCAGGCGTTTGGCGGGGGTCAGACCGCTGAAGGGGCTTTTGCACCCCTGAGCACCCAAATTAAGGCCATTCTGGGGCTTATGCGACAGGAGGGCGTGCCCGGTACCAAACACGGGGTCGTGCAGGCTGCCCACTCGATCGGATTTGACCAGGAGAAGAAACGAACACAAGATCGTCGCCTACAACGTCAAGAGAGATTGAACCGATGAAGCGTACCCCTAAAGCGCAATACAGAACGAAGGCTAACGAGCGCGAAGACAGTTACGCGCAGGCCTACCGTCCGACGGCAAACCGCCGCGGGGCGCGTGGGCTGTTACCCGAACACGAGTTACAAGAGGCTTTTCTGAACTCGGCAACCGCGGCGCGTATTGTCACCTGCGTACCGGATGAGCTGTTCCGTTGTGGTTTCGACATCGAGGTAGCGGAAGGGGTTGAATTCGACGCCGCGTTGTTCCGCAGCCGCTGGGATGAGCTGCACGCCGATCGGCATCTGGCAGAGGCATACATGTGGTCACGACTCGACGGCGGCGGCGCTGTGGTTGTGATGACTGCTGCTGATGACATGCAGGAGCTGCTGCCGGGGGAAGAGATTACCGATCTGCGCTCTGTATCCCGCACCGAGCTGGACATGTGGCCGGGCAACGAGAAGACCGACCCTAACGAGTTCGGTATGCCGCTGTTTTGGGCGGTCAACCCGCTGATGGGCGGTACTGACATCCAGGTGCACAACAGCCGATTGATCAAAATCAAAGGCCGCCCGATCCCGCCAACCCTGCGCAAAAACATGGGCAGCAGCCAGAAGTATTTCGGTCTGTCGGTTTTGCAGGGCATCCTCGGCGACATCTACGACTTTGACGACTGCCACCAGTGGGCGACACTGCTTTTGCAGCGCCTTCAGCAGCTGGTCTATAAAACCGAAGGCGCAGGTGACCAATGTGAGAGCCGGGCGGGAACAGCAGCGCTACAGCGCAAAGTCGACTTTGTGGATGGTGTGCGCTCGGTCCGGTCGACGATTGCGATCGACAAAGATACTGACGACGTGGCGTTACTCAACGGCTCGCTGACAGGTGTCAAAGACGTGCTGGACACCAAAAAGTCTAAGCTGACCCAGTCGTCTGGTATCCCGCAGATTGTGCTGGCAGGCGACGCATCCGGCGCGCTGAACAACAGCGCCGAGGGTGCCATGCAGTCGTGGCAAAATTATCTGGCACGCGAACAGGTAAACCACGGTACCCCGGCAGTGAGTCGTCTGGTCAGTATTCTTTACCCGGACCTGGAGTTTTCCGTGGTGTGGCGGCCTATTCAGGAGGAGACCCTCGCGCAGCTCGCCGAACGCCTGTACAAACAGAGTCAGGCCGACAGCGTGTACGCGACTAACTATATCCTGACGATCGACGAGATACGCGACACCCTCAAAAAACGCGGCGATTACGCGATGAGTTCGACTAAGCCAGTGCCGCCTATGCCAGCAGAACCAACCAACGAAGAGATCGAGGCTACCCGTGGCAAAGATAAGACCCCTCCAGCCCCGGGCGCTTGAATTAAGCTGGTCAAAAGAGCTGCGCGGCTGGGTCAACCAGTGGCGCAACGACGTGATCGGGAACCTCGACGACTACGTAATGCCGTTGTCATGGGATCCGGCCAGTTTTGACGCATGGCTTAACCGGGCGACCGAACAGTCACAGACTGAACTTTTTAATCTGGTCAGTAACAGCCACATGAGCGAGCTGGCGGCGCACGTCAGCCTCTTCAGCTGGCGAAACTGGCGCAGGTTCGTGAAAGAATCACCGTCGAAAATTGAACTCCCGGCGGTGCAGCCGTGGAACGAACCGGGCATCGCTGCCAGGGCATCCAGCTGGATCGATAAATCCACCTCGATGATTAAGACGTTTGACAGCCAGCGCAACGCAGCCCTGCGCAACCATGTGGAAAACGCTGTTGTTAACGGCTGGTCAAAGAACGCTTTAAAGCGCAGCCTGCTGGAGAAGGATCCGAACACCGGGCTGTCGGAGATCGACATGCTGTCAGGCACGCGCTTCAGTGCCGAGGCTCGCGCCGACCTGATTGCCACTGACCAGATCCTGACGCTTAACAGCGATCTGGGGCACCAGCGCCTCATTAACGCCAACGTCAGCTATTACGACTGGGCGGGTATGCTGGACGAACGCGAGCGAGCTGCGCACGTTGCACAGGAGGGGGAGACCTTCCGAAATGACGGACAGCCTATGACAAATGAGGATCTGCGGAGGGTAGGTAAAGTCGGGCAGGTACGGCGAACGCCGACGAAAGGCGAACAGCCCGGGCAGGCCGTCCGCTGTCGATGCTATCGAAACCCTAACTGGGCGGGGTCAGATTACGACAGCTAATATGCTCCATCAGGTGTGTGACATTGCGCCCGCAGTCGCAGCAGTAGAACGCCTTACCGCCTCTTATGCTGCGGTTGTGCTCGCCGGAGTCGTAGGTGCCGTCCCAGTTGTAGAATGATTTGTAATCGACAATCTCTTTCGTGTGCACACCGTTAACGCCCCCGCAATGGGGGCAGGATTCGGGGTTAGCCATGCTGTTTAATCCTTACGTTTCGCCCCACCAGCAGCGCGCTGGGGTGATCTTGTTCCGCCATAAACGACCCAGTGTACGGGTCATCGCTCCAGATTGGTCGCACCAGCGTGCCCGGCCACCCGCCTGACTTCGACGGGGCAAGCACCAGACACCAGCATTTAGCCAGCGGATAGACACTGGATTGCTCCATCAGGTATAAATCACCTTTGCGCAAGATATCTGCCTCTCCGCTGGCTGTTCAGGCGGCAGTTTTTACCCACCAGCACAGCGTTGTAAAACTTCAGTGTCTGCCGCCCGATCATTATGTCTGGCTGGGCTTTCTTACACCCTGCATGCCACACCCGGAAGAGGTGTTTACCTCGTGCAACGTTGAGCCGCAGCACCAGAACGTGCGACCCGTCGTCAAGCGTGTAAACGTCACCTGTTTGCATTAGTCGATCCTTATTGGCAGTGTCACTTTGAACCCGCGTTTAGCCAGCTCCACGGTGTACTCGATGCTTTGATCCTCTAGCGCGGCAAGCTGCTGTCGCAGTTCCGCCAGCTGATGCTGCTTGTGCACAATGAGGCGGCGTGTTTGTCTCCAGCAGGCGATCAGCTGGGAATCGGTCAATTCAGTTATTTGCATTTGTGATTCTCCCTAACACCCCATCCAGTAAGGCAGAAAGGGCAGTACTGGTCACGCATAGCTGCACCTCTGGTCGTCGTCATGCGCTCGCGCATCTTCTCGATATCAGCCATGATTTTGTCAACGTCCGGATCCTGGACGGCGCCAGTAGCGATCAGCTCGTCGTGCACCCCCAGCTCGTAGCCCTGCGCCAGCAGTTCGCGCACAACCTCGGCCTGCATCTTTCCGGCGTACGCTGACTGATGGATGATCAGCCCGATCTTTTGGGCGGTGTTGCGTAACGTTGGTGATTTCATTAGCCGCATACCCCATTAACTGGCGAAGGGAAAGTGATGTCTACCTCGTTAAAACCCCAGCCGTTACGCTGCACAACAACGACGAGGTCATCATTAGTTGCCGAAATCTGCGGCTCTTTGCGCAGGTCATACAGATGGATCGCTGGGTCGCCGATCGTGTAGAAACCGATCTTACCCGGTGACGGACAGCGGTCGATCACCTCCTGTATTTCGTCCAGCCAGGCCAGTTCTTTTTTTGGTCAGTTTTGCTTTCTGGTTAGTCACTTTTTAGTCCTCTTATTGATTTTGATCGATATCTGCGCACCGATCAGCCGATCCACCCCTGTGCTCTGCATCTTCGGCTCGTAGCCGTCTATGCGCATAAGATGAGACTCATGAAAACTTACAGCCAGCTGTGACGTTTCACAAATCCATCTACCCGCCACTTTTGACGCTTCGATAACCCGGACATTTTTACCCTTCCACGACCCGTGCACTACGAGCGCATGACACCCGGCAACGATTGGCATTAACTTATCCATGTCTGCGCCTCTTCATGTTTTCCGAGCAAGCCAACCAGCCCTCCCAGCGTCTAATAAAAATAGAATCGTATGCAGCAGTGCGGTACCCCACACCGTGACGTTCTACTGTGGCAGGCATCGGGAACACCTGCTCGAACAGGTCGCGCTGATCGACGGCAGCGTTGCGGTTGCCAGACATACGGCGGCGCGTGTCTTCATGTTTGCATTTAAGGCAATTACTCCCCCGCATGTGCGCGCCAGCCTGCACCTCAAAATCACCGTGAACCCGACAGGTAACAGTGATCGGAAGAGTGGTTTTGGTAAACTCCGCTTTGCTGTAGTCATAGCGGTCGCCGTTCGCCTCTTTCACCCTGCGCCAGAACTCATCTGGCGATAGCCTACGCATCGGCATCGTTTTTTGGCTCCGTAGTGATGAATGCCCCACAGGTAGCGCATTCGTATTGGTTCATGTGCTCGCCGTTATCCGTCCAGTTATTGCTATTACAGGCCAGACATTTTACAGCACCGTCGGCGGGGATCTGGCTGGCATAAAAGCCGTTATTGATCCCCTCATGCCGCCACCATACGAGGGGCTGCGTGTACGTGCGCCCCATATGGCTCGAATACCGGATGTAGTTCTTACCCACTATTTGTGCCTCATCAGGTCGCAGCCATTGTCGCTGTCGGCGCGGTTATCCTCGGTCATGCGCTCGCAATACTGTGCGGTGCGCCCGTCGCTGTGCTGGTTGCCCGCAGCCCTGAATTGCAGCTTTGTGCAGTGAACCGTCACCACCTGGCGACCGTTTACCAGACGCAGGGTTGTGTTTTTGTCGCCGATCGATACGTGGCTAATAGCAACCCACTCTTTGTTATTGCGGATGGACATCCCCGGCTGCACCCGGGCAGCCGTGATCCGGTTTTTGTTCTTGCTCACAGGTGCGCCTCTAACGTTGCGGTGCCTCTTTCGGCAGCTATGCGCAGAGCCTCGTCGTGCGCCTCTTCGACTATCTGCTGTTTGATAGCATCCAGCGACACGTGGAACACCCCGAAGCGAGCACGTAACCAGTCAAAGCGCGCGTTTTCTTCCAACGCTTCGGCGTGGCAGGCTTCCACCAGCGCTGGCAGGGTGCCGGACTCCTCCAGCGTAGCCAGCATTGAACGGCGTACGGCGTCAGCCCGGCGGCGATCGGTCTCTTCGTTCATATCCAGCGCTTCGGCGTGCGCCTCGTCTGGGCTAACTACCGTTTCAGGATACAGGCGCACGCGATTCAAAAACTCAACCCCCATGTTTGCAAGAAGCGCCTCGTCGTGCGCAGCAGCAACAGCCACAGGTGACAGGTCAGCATTCATCTGGATCGCTTCGGTGTGGTCAGCTTCAAACACAGCGGCGTCAATTTTTGCCTTGATCGCTGGGGTGTTGAGGGTGCGCTGGATACGCAGCCCGTACTGGTTACGGCGCTCAGTCATGACCGCATAATGCTTGTACCCATCTTCGTAGACACACAGTGCATAATCTTTACCGTCGATAGTCACAAATTTAACGTTAGCCATGATGTTTTCCTTTTAAGTGGTGGGCGGTTGTCGCCCTGTTCGATAAAGATACCACAATGCAGTGCATTGTCTACAAATTTCTGCAAATATCTGCAACGCCGCATAATCCGCACGGGAGGGCACACTTATGACCGTTATCCGCTACGACTCCGCCCCGATGTCAGTGCTAACGCGCCAGGATCAGGACGGGTTTTTATACACAGAAGCAGCAACCGGGCGAACCGGGATCCTGCATTACCGCAATGCTGACGGCACCCCGCGGCGCGAGCTGCGATTACCGGAGGACGCCGGGAGCGCTGCCTCGCTGCAAAGCATGATTGGCAAGCCTGTTGTGATCACTCACAAAGGCGGTATGGTCAACGGCAAAACGGCGCGTTCTCGTAACGTCGGCACAATGCTGTCGGCGCGCTTCGACTCCATGCAGGGGGTTACGTTCAACCAGATCGTGATCCACGACGAGCAAGCGCAAACCGCAGGCCGTACGACACACAAATATTTATCGCTCGGATACAGATTAGATCTCGAAGAACGGCGCGGTTACTATTCTGCGGCAACCAATGAGATCAGCGACACGCCGAAAGATGGTTTCGAACCGTTTGACGCCATCCAGCGCAATCTTGTTGTTAACCACCTCGCGATGGTTCCGATGGGGAGGGCTGGCGAAGTAGCCAGACTAAACCTGGACGGTAACGAGGATTATTTCGACCACGAGGACAACCCCATGCCAAAAATTAAACTGGCGAACGGCACCGAGATCGAAGTCGCGCAGGAAGTCGCGGATCATATTGGCGGCCTGCAAACTCGCCTTGATGGTGCAGAGGCTACCCTGTCAACGACTAAGGGCACCCTCACTGCCGTATCTGCCGAACGTGATGCGCTGAAAAATACTGTTGACGGTTTCGACGAGAAACTGAAACAGGCGCGCCTCGATGCTGCCGACGAGCTGAAAGCGTCAGCCAAACTGATCGCGTCTGTGGCTCACAAAGTCACCGACGTAGAAGGTAAATCTGACGTCGAAGTAAAAGCCGCCTTTGTTAAAGCTGTCATGCCAGCTATTAACCTGGACGGTAAAGACGACCTGGAGATCTGCGGTGCGTTTGATTATGCGCTGGCGGCTCACCCGGCACCGACTGGCGGGAAACGCGACGAACGCCGCGACCACATCGGCGGTGGTAAAGAGAAAGGGCAGCGCAATGACAGCGCTGAAGACGATCACTCCGCCGCAGCAGCTGAGCAGCGTATGCTGGCTAAGCTCGGCCTTGTTCGCTAATAAGAGGTTATTATGGGTAATTTAATCCCTCCAGCATTTACAGGCCAGCTGTTGAACACCGCACAGCTGCCGAAAAAAGGTTTCGCGGGTCTGATCTCCGATACCTCCCTGTTGGATGTCAGCACCGCGTTTAACGACGGTACTATCTCCGGCAGCAAATACACCCGCGCGGGTACCGTGTTCGTGTTTACTGGCGTTACCTCCCGCAGTAACCAGAAAGGTGACACTGCGACCGATGCAGCCAGCACCGCGGGCAAAAAAGTCGGTGCGGTAGCGTTCTCTCACAACGGCGCACGCCACCCAGAAGTGAACGGTATCGGTCGTAATGACTACGCGCCGGAAACCGCGCTGAACGTGGTTAACACCGGGCGCATCTGGATGCTGGTAAAAGCTTTTGCCAACATCGCCTACGATAAAGCGGTGTATGTCGCGGCAGCGGGCACCACTCCGGGCAAAGAGGTAACTGGCTGGGTTGAGGCCAAATCGGCAGCAATCGCTGACGGCGATAACCACCTGCCAGGCTGGACCTTCACGGGTCGTACTGAAACCGATGATGACGGCCAGCTGATCGCCGAAGTCGAAATTAACCGCGCATAAGAGGCCAGGACAACATGCCAAAACATACGCACTACGATGAAGCGGAATATCGCTATTTCCGCGAGCACACAGGCACCGAGCGCCTCGATGATGCAGGGTCTATTTTCCTGGCGCGCGAGCTGGATGCACTCCGCGCTCGTATCTACGAGCAGGAAGTCGTCCAGTACAACGCGCTGAATGTATTCCCGGTACAATCCGACGCTGCGAGCTGGCAGGAAACCCTGACCGTGCGCGTGATCGGTTCGTTCGGTATGGCTCGTATTATCAGTGACTATTCTGATGATATCCCTATGGTGGGCATCTGGGGCGCTTCCGCAACAGTAACGCTGTATACCGTTGCCGACGCGTACCAGTTCAGCATGGCGGAGATCGAGAAGGCCATCGCAACAGGTAAAGCGTTGTCTGAGCGTCTGGCTGTGGCTGCACGCCGCGGTATCGACGCGAAGATCAACGATCTGGTGTGGAACGGCGACGCCGACTACGGCATCGTTGGTGTGCTGGATCATCCGAACATCACCGCGATCGGTGCGTCAGCTGTATGGGCGCCAACCGCAGCTGGTGCCGCAGCGATGCTGACCGATATCAACAAGGCTATCACCGCCGTTATGGCGTCGACCAAAGGCCTGCACCAGATCAACACCCTGGTGTTCCCGATCGGCGTGCAGCAGACGCTGACCACCCAGATGCCTAACACGCAGATCAGTTATAAAACTTATCTGATGCAGGAAAACCCGGGTCTGGTCATTGCTTATGCGCAGGAGCTGGACGACGCGAAAGTGGCGCTGGCGTTTGAGAAGTCAACCGACGTTGCCGCCATTGAGCTGTCGCAGGCGTTCCGCCAGCATCCAGCACAGTGGAACAACCTCCACGCTAAAGTGGTCTGTGACGCGCGCACAGGCGGCCTGATCGTGTACCAGCCGCTGTGTATCGTTAAGATCACGGGAGTGCTGGCGTAAGCCCGGTCTGGTCGCAGTAAAAACAAAAGGCACCCCACAGGGTGCCTTTTTTATTGGGTCAGACCTCAACCCGGCTCTGGTACTGTACCAGCCGTTCACGCAGCACGCGTCGCATGTTCCGCAGCCGTTCGGCCATGTAACTGCGCGGGTAGCGCATGAGTTCCGCCTCGTCGTCACGGATACACCACGAAATGCTGAAGGTGGTGCCATCTGGGGCTGTCGCCGTAATCCTGTGCTCAACTCCGGAGACCCGGCGCAGAGGCGGCGGGGTGTAGGGGCGTTTACGATAAATCATTAAAGTTTATCCTCTTCTTTCAACCGGAGGAAACGCAAAGTCGTCTCGGCATTATTCAACGGGTGGAGGCCAGGAAAATAAACCCCCTCGGATTCTGTTACTTTGCGTGACCACTTGATTAACTCTTCCAGTACGTCCGCAGCGTGTTTTATCTCGGATTTAGTCATCGACTACCTCCGGGGTAAGCCAATGGTGGACGTCGTTGTCCTGTGAGAGCCGCACGTCCATGCGCTTATTAAGCCGTTCGACCTTTGCTTTGATAACCGTAAGCGAGGCCTCAGGGAAAAATTCAGTCGACATCTGGATCAGCCGCTTTTGCAAATCCTGACATGCTGCCGGGCATCGCTCCACCAGCTGGCGAGCACAAACGCGCAACGCCTCTTTCCGGTTCCGCTTGTCCAGCTGCGCCAGCCTATCAGCGATCTGGAGCGTCACCAGCGCGTCAGGCCAAAACCAGTATGGCGAAGTGGCGATCAGGTGGTCGCGTTGCTCTTTAATACTGCCCTTTATCACGGCGATAACCTCCTATCAGCGCGGG